GGAAAGAGTCGTTCAGACTCATGTCGAGGCGCTGCTGAAAGAAGGACGAAATGAAGATCGAAAAACTGATCGAAATACTCGACAAAGAAGAAGCAGAGCGTCAGCGCGGAATGGTCACACCGGTCTCGCTTGAACTGATACGAGAATCGAACTTCGACTTGCGACCGTTTCTTGCTGATGCGTTCAGCAAACGGATGTCGAGGAATCTGGATCGAGAACTGACAAACACGGCAGAGTGGGTCGACGTAACAGACTTGACTCTGTGTGATGAATTCGCAGCATACGAACTAGGGCTTTGGCTGAGCAAGCTGGAAAAACGGCTACGTTCACAAAGCGGACGCGATCGCCTTTCCAAGTCATTGCCTGGCGTAGAGAAGGCAGAAAAAGGGAGCGGAGCAAACCGATCAAGAAAGCACAACACCCACATAACACAATTCCCACACACATTGGATGCAGACCTCAATCCCATCCGACCTTCTTAGCCGCCTCGACAAGCGAGCCCCTGCCGGCCGCCATTCTCTATTCTGAGAATATACAATATCGTATATCCTATATGCGCAACTAAGTGGTTGCGCTGAGCGCGCGCACTGCCTGCTCAGTTTGTGACAGCGCAATGCTTGGGTGGCCGACAACGCTTGGGTGTCCGACCCGCCCGCAGCTCTGAATCTTGGGACCGACCTTTAGCAGAAGTGCTGCCTTTGGGACACGGTTTTTCCATTGACTCACAGCATGCCGACAGTGCAGTCCATCGCACCAGGCGAGTCCTATCGTTATGGCAGCCCTAATAGGACCGCGCTTCCCCAGCAAGTGCTCTGCTTTGTGCAGTGTAGCCGTGCTGCCCACCCACCTAATAGGCACCCCTGCCTAGTATGTGACAGCCTCTATTAGGTAACCCCTGTGTACTCAGTGGTATACAGCCACAGCACTGTATGTGGTTGCCATGTAAGCAAGTGCGTTGTTATCATAGACATAGCACCAGGGGAGGGGTAGTGTCCTGTAAGTTGTTGAAAATAAAAGGGGGATATGCGGTCTCATTTTTGATTTTGAACAAGCCTAGGGTGCGCTCCACGCACACATACACCCGGCAGCGAAATGGGCTCCGATGGAGAACTTGTCCTCCTGACCTCCTGTGCTTGCCAAAGACTCTCATTCCGTGCTAGAATCTTCACATGTCCTGTGACACCGATACAGAATGCGTGTCCGCTCCACGAGAAGTAACCAGAAGCGCGAGTTACTTTGGTGATCTTGTCAGCCCTCCCCCAAGTGCTAAGATTAGATCATGAAAAACAAAATACAACTCGGCGCTTTCACGATCCTGATGCTTCTCGTAAGCGCTGTTGCTCACTGCCAAGATATGCACTGCGAACGCAAGCAGGCAGGGCACACGACTTGCTTCTTCACAGACGGCAGCGTGATCGACACTTTTAGCAGCCCCGGACACTACGCGCAGTATCACTTTTCTGCTGCTGAATGGCAGTGCGCTAGTCAGCCGACGAAAGCGAAGCGCGTTGCTTGCCAGCAGAAGCAAGCTGACGCCGCTGCTTACACTGCGGCGCATACTTGCAGTCTGATCAACGACCCGCTGAGTCCGGCTTGCGACAAGCAGCGCGCTGCTGAGCAAGAACGCACACAGTCTGCGATAGACGGCATTTTACACGCGCGAGATGCGAAGTAGTACGTTGACATCTTACGAGGGCTCTGATACTCTGACATAGATCAATGGCGCTCCACTGGATGCAGCGCCTAACTGGAAGCAGGACCTGATGTACAAGAGACCACAGGAGGCTCACATGCGTTATGGATACTAAGGCAATCGCAAAGGCAACCACAGCAGTCAACCGCTCACAGAAGAAGCTGGCGAAAGTCACGGCTGCCAAAGACGTTACGATCGCAAAAGCTGTCGAGAAAGCCGAATCGCGCTTCACCGCCCGCTTGACCGCTGCTACCGCTGCGGTTGCTGCCGCGCAGGCTTCGTTGACCGCTCTGGTCAGCCCCGCGCCGGCTGCTGAGTAATTCTCACCTGGATCCGCACGACAATTCTGCCGAATAGCGCCGCCCTAACCGGGGCGGCGTTCCTCTTTGTACCCGTCACAGGCTTTCGGTTATCTTGAGCGCACATCTGCGCATCACGGGGGATTTCCATGTTCGTTCCATCTGTTGAGTTGATTGAAGGCGCAGCCGCAGGCTTCGTCGTTGGGGTATTTTGCCCCGCAGTCTGCCGCAAGATCAAAGCAGGCTTCGTGAAGCTGTTCACCAAGGGCGAATCGGCACGCGAAGCGCGTGTGAAAGCGCTTGAAGCGAAGATCGTGAAAGACGGACAGACTGCCATTGCGGAAGCAGAAGCAGAAGCGAAGAAGGCAGTCGTAGCCGCTGAGGCGGAAATCAAGAAAGCGTAATGGCTGGTCGCAGACCAAAACCGACGGCGTTAAAGAAGCTGCAAGGGAATCCAGGCGGAAGACCGCTGAATGATTCCGAACCGAACGCGCCAGTTGGTATGCCTGAGATGCCAAAAGCATTGCGTCCGGCAGCGCGTCGTGAGTGGAAGAGCATCACTCAAGACTTAGCTGCCGTTGGCTTGATTTCACGCGTTGACGGAAAAGCACTGATGGCGTACTGCGATGCTTACGCAGATTGGGAGCAAGCGCAGCGTAAGTGTGTTGCTGACGGCATTTGGTACACGAAGCCAATCTTTGGCCCAGAAGGAATCGTCATTGGTTCAGAGCCGAAAGAAGCGCCGTGGTTTAACACGAAGTGCAAAGCACTGAAAACGATGCGGTCTTTCTTGATTGAGTTCGGACTGACTCCGGCATCACGTGCCAAGTTGCATGTGGAAAAGCCGAAGCCTGCTGATGAGTTTCCGACTCGTGAAGCTGCGATGGCTGATGAGCCGAAGCAGACTGACACCCTGCTCGATTCGATCGACGAGACAAAGCTCGTCATGTAATACTTGCCGCTGGATCACTGCTTGAAAGCCAGCGAAGTCGGTTGCGGATGGAGGCTTTCTAGTACCAGCTGCCCCAGGCGCACAGAGAAACAGCAACGCTCTGTGGTCGCGCGGGGCTTTAAGATTTCCGCCGATTATGATTCAGGAGACTCTGGCTCTCACGAGTTAAGGAGTCCCGATCGTTCCGCCCAGTGCGGGGAGAACGGTACTGGATCACTTCAGCGGGAGGAGCAGCGCTCATACGAACGCAAAGCGAAGATGCCGTCGTAGCTGAAGCGCCGAGCGGAGACGCTGCTCCGGTTTATTTCTTACGACGTATAACACGAGCCGCGCCGGCTACCGATCACAAGGTTGCTGCGCGGTGAAGCCGGTATAGCTCAGTGGTTAGAGCTACGGTTTTGTAAACCGTGGGTCGGTGGTTCGAATCCATCTGCCGGCTCCAAATTTCAATGTGGGTTGTTAGCTCAGTTGGGAGAGCGCCTGACTTGCACTCAGGAGGTCAGAGGTTCGAACCCTCTACGATCCACCAAAGTTTGCCAGTGCGATGGTAGGACCTGAAAGGAAAAATCAGGAAAATACCCCAAGGATCAAAAGCAACATCAAACACCTCTGCGACGTGGTGAGAACGTCAGTTCGGCGATTCTGTAAAGAGGCTCTATGACTGACGTTTTAGTAGCACCCCCATCGGTACCGCAAATAGACGCTTACAATGTGGCAGTAACATACGCCAAAGATGTTCTGGAAGGGCGTATCGCCGCGGGCAAGCTGCTTAAACTGGCAGCGAAGCGCTTCATCTCCGACTTAAAGACAGGCATCCTCCGCGGCATCACCTTCGACAAGAAAGCTGCTCAGCATGTCGTTGACTTCTTCGGCATCTTGCGCCACAGCAAGGGCGAATGGGGCAAGGGCAAAGGTCAGCCGTTCATTCTGTCGGCATGGCAGGTGTTCATTCTCGCCAACATTTTTGGCTTCAAGAAGAATGGCAAGCGCAGATTTAACGAAGCGCACATCGAGATCGCCAGAAAAAATGGGAAGACTACCTTCATGGCGGGCATTGGTCTGTACATGCTCGTAAGCGATGATGAGCCTGGCGCCGAAGTCTACTCGATCGCCACAACGCGCGATCAGGCGAAGATTGTGTTCGATGAAGCGTGCCGCATGCGTACAAAGAGTCCGTACCTCGCCAGCACAGTAGACACCTTCCGTAACAACATGAACGTGCTCAGCACTGCCAGCAAGTTCGAGCCACAGAGCGCTGAAGCGGGAACCAAAGATGGCTTGAACGTCCATTGCTTCATTGCTGACGAACTGCACGCGCATCCGGTCCGCTTGCTCTACGATCAATATAAAGAAGCAACGGCATCCCGTGAACAGCCCCTGGCTCTGGCGATCACCACCGCAGGCTACGATACAGGCGGCATCTGCTATGCTCAGCGCAAGATCGGCGAAAACATCCTAGCCGGCACAGTTGACGCGCAGTCGTTCGACCACTTCTTTGTCTTCATCGCCTGCATTGACCAGCCTGACCAAGAAGGAAAAGGTGGCGATGACCCGTTCGATGAGCTGGTCTGGGCAAAAGCCAATCCGAATATTGGCATCAGCGTCAAGTGGGAATACTTGAGGCAGGCGGCTGCGAAAGCTAAGCTGGATCCCACAGCGCGGAATAGTTTTCTCTGCAAGCACTTGAACGTCTGGACTAGCCAGCAGATTCTCTGGATGCCGCCCGAGAAGTGGGCAGCATGTAACTCAGCTGGACCTCTGCCGAAGCCATCAGCGCTCCGACTCGCAGCGCTTGAGGCGCTCAAGGGCAGACTGTGCATCGGCGGGCTTGACTTGTCATCCAAGATTGACTTGTGCGCTTTCGCGCTGCTCTTCCCTCCGGTGAAGGACAAAGTGGAACTCGTGCCGCGCAAGCAGACACAGCAAGAAATCTGGAACCGTGTGCCGCAGCAGTTTGATGAGGTCATTATCTCCAAGGGGGATCCGAAGTGGTCCGTGCTTGTGTGGTTCTGGGTTCCTGAGGGCTGCATTCAAGAGCGCGTGAAGAAAGACCGCGTGCGCTACGATGTGTGGCAGAAAGAAGGATACTTGGGCACTTGCCCTGGCGATGTCATTGACCATGAGTACATCTACAAGGAAATCAAGGCGCTGCGTGAGCGCTTCAGCTTCACTGACATTGCATTCGATTCTTGGAACGCGCAGTGGATCGCCAAGAAAATGGAGGGTGACGGATTCAAGCCCGAAGAAGCGCACATGGGTTACCACACGCTGTCAGAGCCGATGAAAGAACTGATGGGCTTAGTTCTCCAGAAGAAGCTGGAGCACTTCGGCGATCCGATACTTTCTTGGAACATGAGCAACGTCGAAGCTACGACGGATCCGATGGGCAACATCAAGCCAGACAAAGCCAAGTCGAAAGAGAAGATCGACGGCAGCGTGGCGCTCATCATGGCTATCAGCCGCGTGATTCAGAATCCGAAAGTGGCAACAGTGAGCGGCTGGGACTACTCTAAGGGGATCCTGTTTATCTAACCCGTCACACCTTCTGATACATAGAGAGGGATTAGGTATGAGCACACCGATTCAGCCAGACCAGATCAATGTGGCGAAACAGGAAGCGCAAGCCGATGCTGAGGGCTGGCTTCACCGCTCACTCGTAGCATTCGACATCTGCTGCAATGTCATCTTTTTCCGCGGGCGCCAGGGTGAGACTATTAGTTCGCACTGCTACCGCGCAGCGCTCGAGGGTCACCTGTGGGGGAAGATTCTCAACGGTGCTCTTGACCTGATCCAGACCAACCACGGCGCAGATGCCGCGGCTGGTGATCTTGCCCGCGCCAAGTCTATCGTTGCGACGTTAGAGCAAACCCTGGCAAGGTCGTAACACCTTTAGGATATAGAGAGGGACCACAATGGCGAACTTCATCACAAAATTGTTCGACGGCATTGCACAGCGGAACCTTCCGCCTGCTGTCGAGCAACGTACCAGTCTGGAGAATCCGCAGACACCGCTGAGCTATCCCGCGGAGTGGCTGTTGGACATCTTCAACGGAGGTCGCACTGACTCAGGTATTCGTGTCAGTGAAATGACAGCGCTCCAAGTGGGCACAGTGTTCGCTTGCGTAAACGTCATCTCCGATGGTGTCTCTTCTCTGCCGCTGCATGTCTATCAGCGTGCCAAGATTTCTGGACGCGCCAGCAAGACGCTCGCGCTGGATTCACCGCTTTACAAGATCGTGCACACTGAGCCGAACCCCGAGATGACCAGCGCCGTATTCTTTAAGGTCGCCATGATCCATGCTCTACTCTGGGGCAACTCGTACTCGGAGATTGAGCGCGATGGCTCCGGACAGATATGTGGACTCTGGCCACGCAATCCGGCACGCACTCGTCCAATCCGTTTGCTGAAGCCGATCATGTTCGAGGGAGACTTGCTGCCTGGCGGAACGCTGATGTACGAAACATCCGACCAGCTCATGGACTCCAGCAGCTATGTCGTTGACCAGAATCCGGAAATGATGAACGTCGGATTGCGGCGCCTAGTGCTCGCGGAAAACATGGTGCATGTCCCGGGGCTGTCTCTTGACGGTCGTCTTGGACAGAGCACAGTGTGGCTGGCGCGGCAGGCATTCGGTCTGGCACTCGCAACAGAGAAGTACGGCGCCAAGTTCTTTGGCAACGGCGCACGTCCGTCCGGCATCTTGACCTTCCCGAACAAGATGGAAGACAAGCAGATCGACACGGCTCGGCGCTCGTGGGCTGAAGCACACGGCGGAGAGAATCAATTCCGCGTGGCAGTGCTCGAAGACGGCGTGAAGTATACCAAGATCCAAGCCACACCTGAAGAAGGGCAGATGCTGGAGACGCGCAAGTACGAGCGTGAAGAAATCTGCGCGATCTTCGGAGTGCCGGCGCACATGGTCTGCGCTCAAGACAAGGGCGGCAAGTCAAACGTTGAGCAGTCCAGCATCGAGTTCGTTCTGTACTGCCTGCATCCCTGGCTCAATCGCTGGGAGCAGGAGATGGAGCGCAAGCTATTCTCGAAGATGGGGCGCTCTGCCAGCAAGTACTTCGCGAAGTTCGACACGCGCAAGCTGATGTACCCCGATGCGGCAGCCCGCGCCACCTTCTACGCTTCCGGTAAGCAATGGGGCTTCCTGAACACGAATATCATTCTGGAAATGGAAGACATCAACCCGGTTGAGGATCCTAAGGTCGGTGAGACCTTCTGGATGCCGATTAACATGCAAGATGCTGGCGATCCGCAGAAGCTCGGCGCTGAGGACCAGAATGCTCTGGACATCAAGAAAGCCACTGCTGTTGCTGAGCACGGAGCGCAGATGGCGCAGGACACTGCGAAGGTCACTACGAACTTGCAGATGAAGACTGCGCAGCAAGCGCACGAGCACACAATGGCTCAGACGAAAGTCAGCAACAGTCACGAGCTGGCAAAGCACAAGGCAGGGATTGCTCCTCCTGCGGCACCCGGAGCACCTGGGGCGCCTGCTGCTGGGAACGATGCAGGGGACCAGCCTGGACAGGCGAAGCGCACGATCACAGACTTTGCAGAGATGCGCAGCGCCATGGAAACCTTGATGGAAGACGGCTTCCACTTCCGCAAGTCAGAATATGATGACGAGCTGGACGGAATCACCTATACGTACCTGCATCCAGATCATCGGTCGGTACTGCTCACGTACAAGCAGGGACCTGTGGCAGTCGATGACAACAGTGTGGCTGCCGGCACGGGCAGAGACAACATCGGAGAACTGTTCGCGGGCGGAGACTCACGGGACAAAGGTCCTGAGGGAAAGACCGACTACGTTCTGCGCCACGGCTGCACTAAAGCCAGCGATGACGATGAGTACCGCGGCTGGGGAACTTACCCGCTCGACGCTGATGGAAAAGCTGAAGCGCTCGAAGCTGCCAAGTTCCTGCGCGACAAGGGTCTCATCAAGATCGTGACCAGCTCTCTTGTGCGGCATCAACAGACTGCACGGATCATTGCGAACGAGCTGGACATTCCCGTCGAGACTGACGAGAACTTCCGCACGCTGAACGTTGGAGACTTCATGGGCAAGAAGCGGAAAGTCTATGGCGAGAAGCTGCAAGAGTACTTGGACGATCCGAGCAAGGTGATCCCTGGCGGTGAGAGCGTCGACACGTTCATCAAGCGCAACGCTGGCGCCTTCGAGAAGGTGCGCTCTGACTCCCAGCAAACCCTGATCGTGACCAGCCGCAGCAACATCTTCGGCTTGATCGGTAAGGACACTGGAGAAGAGGTCAAGATCGCGAACCCTGGCGGAGTCTACACCCTGAACAACGGGAACAAGCTGGCACAGGTGCTCGGCGCTGCTGACACTGATACGCTGGCGGGTTCATAACGTAATCGGATTGTCAACCTTAAGGATGCAAAGGTTGACAAACGTAAACCGAAAGGTTGACAATGACGACCGCTTTGACTGTGAACAATCCGACGGCGCTTGTGAAGCATGAGCACAAGCCGCCTGCGCTCATCCACAAGCGCAAGCCGTACAAGAATCAAGTTCAGGACCACGACCCGAAGTTGTGGAACCGCGCAAGACAGATCGCATGGATCCGCGCGAACTTCCGCAAGAAGGTCTGGCTCAAGTGGAACAACGGCAACATGGGTTGGCTGACACAGACGCCTGCCGTTGAGCTAATTCGCACGGGTCAGGCGAAGATGTTCCGACTGGGATAAAGGGGGAGCAATGCAGCGCATCATTGACCAGCTCGATGAAATACTGGAGGGCTTCGACGAGAAGGCGCCGATGGGTCACCGTTTCCATACACCAACACGGCAAGACTTCGTCGCGCTCACGAAGTGTGTGAAGCAGATGGCAGAGCAGATACAGAATGAAGGGATCGAAATTGACTGAAGCGTTTCAGCAGCGCGTCATGGAACTGATGTCGGATCCGCTCTTCACCAAGAACATGGGGAAAGCGCTGCCGCAGGCAGAGCCCTACAAGGCGCTCGGTGATGGCTTCGGCAACATCAGCGGTCAGGCATTCCCTGAGACGTGCTCCTGTCTCTGTCAGAATCCGGAAGTGTTCGGACCGCAGGGCGAGCCTCTATTCCGCTTCAGTGAAGACCAGCCCCGAGATCCTGATGGGAAGTTTGCGAGCGGATCAGGTAGCATGTGGAAGAAAGAAGAAGATGAACCTGACCACGTGAAAAAATTCTATGATCGTAAGCATGTAGCTGCTGACAAGGTGGTCGTTGACCAGCATGTATTACCACATCATGTGGATGCTATCAAAGATGCAATGTCTTCTGGTACTAAATTTGATGTTGCTACAGCGGTAGCGAATGGAGATGGAACGTATACAGTAGAAGACGGCAGTCACAGAGTCACAGCAGCTAAGAATCTTGGAGAGGAAACAATACCGATACGCGTGATGAAAGAAGATTCTCGCTCATTCAATCCTGAGCAGCCGCGCGACAAGTCCGGAGTGTTCTCGATGGGCAACGTTGCCAAGTTCGAGAGCGAGGAAAAGGGGCTGATCGCATACGTCACCAAGTTCGAGGGTAAGTTCCATGTGAACGTGCTCAAAGCGGGTCAGCCGTGCCTGCCTGGCGCGATCTACTCTGACAAGCAGCAAGCCATCGACAAGGCGAAGGAGTTGCTGGCGGAGTTGAAGGTGAAGCCCGTCACAGGACAGCAGTAATGATGAGGAGAACTATGTCGGCAAAGCGCTGGCCGTTGCAGGTTAAGACACGGCAGGGAATGGGCTTTGAGGCTGGACTCATGAGTCCCGGCGCCGGCGGCAATCAAGCCAGTGATGGCGGACAAGCTGCCGACCCTGAGATGCTTCTGCGTGCGCAAGAGCAGCACGTCACCACCGGCAAGTTCACAAAAGCTACGACACAATCGCTGGCATCCTCTACCGCCGATGCCGCGGGGCACAACAGCACCAAGTTCGAAGTCGGAGATGAAGTCAAGAGCAAGTCGGGCGGATCTGGAGTTGTCAGCAGCATGGAAGACGGGATCCTCACCGTAAAGACCGACGACGGGAAGACTGAGAAGTGGCAAGCAGTCCTCACCGATAAGAGGGAGACAATGAGCACCAACATCGAAATCCGTTATGCATCCAAAATGACTGTTGAAGAGCGCGGCGATCAGGGCGATGAAATGGCGCTCGTCGGTTACGCTGCTACTTACAACAGCCTTTCGAATCCGCTGCCGCAGGGGTTTGTCGAGAAGATTGCCCCCGGCGCATTCGATCGCGCTCTGGCTGAGAAACAGGACTGCCGGTGCCTCTTCAATCATGACTCCAGCCGCGTGCTCGGTCGTGTTTCTTCCGGCACATTGAAACTTTCTTCGGATGATAAGGGCTTGAAATTCCGTTGCCTTCTGGATCCGAACCAGCAAGCACACCGAGACCTCCACGCCGCTGTCAAGCGGGGAGACATCAGCGATTGTTCGTTTGCGTTCTCTCCGAACGGAGTGGATGGACACGACTTCGACGATGTCCGCCAGCAAGATGGTTCGTGGCTGATGATTCGCACCTTGAAGGACGTGAATCTGTACGATGTCTCGGCTGTCACACATCCTGCATATAATGACACTTCAGTATCAGCGAGGGACGCTCAAATGACACCTGAAATCCGAAGCATCGTGACCAAGCTGCTCGAAAAGCGAGCGCAGACCGAGAAGCGGGACGCATTCGATTGTCTCGAAGATTACATCGGCGCCATCAGCAAAGCAATGGCGGAGAAGTTCCCCTGCGAGCCCGTAGAGGGAGACGGCGGCGCTTGCTGCTCTTCTTACGGCAAGTTCTACATTCTGGAGACGCACGTCGATCACGTGATCGCTTGCAATAACTACGGTCCCGGACCGCAGGAGTTCGTGAGCATCCCCTATGTCATCAGCCCTGACGGTGATGGCTTCGTGTTCGGCACTCCAGTACCGATGGAGAAAGAATACGTGCCCGCTGAGCGCACCGCGAAGAAAGTTGAAGAGCATCGCGCGATGCACTCTGGACACATGCAAGCGATTGCAGACCAGCATGCTGCCGCGGCAGCGGAACACAATGCCATGAGCGATGCTCATGCTGCCGCATCCACTGAGCACAGCGCACATGCTGACGCGCATCAAGAAGTGGCCGACGACGCTGCCAAAGAAGCTGAGCGCATGAAGAAGTGCGAAGACTCCGACGGCGACTGCGCTGTCAAGGGCTGCCGATGTCAGAACTGCCGTTGCGATGACTGCGACGTCTGGGACGATGAAGACATTGACGGCGAGAATCAAGACGACCGCTCCAAGCGCATGCTGGCAAAGTATGGCGCCGAGAAGCGCGATGCTGCTGGGAAGACTCTCACCAAGAAGGTTGGCGGGAAGAACTTGCCGGCAAGCGCATTCGCATCGGTCGGTGATCCGAATGACACCAGCACTTGGAAGCTGCCTGTCCATGACAAGGCGCATGCTGACAATGCTGCTGCCCGCCTCGACCAGACTGCCGACATCGACAAAGATGCCGCCAAAGCCAAGATCGAAGCAGCGCAGAAGAAGTTCGGGGAGAAGACTGACACGCGCTCTATCGACCCCAACGCGCTGCCGATGAGCACAGAAGAAGTCGAAGACACGCTCAATCGTCTGCGGCTCAAGACAATGATTCTGTAAGAAGGATGCTGCAAAGTTCTGACAGATGGGCTGTCACACTTTGGCAGTCAAGAAGAGGACACTTCAATGGCGAAATATCTGACACCGGCGCAGCAAGAGATTCGCAACCTGCTGAATGAGGCAGACGAACTCTCTCGGCGCTCTGAACCGAGCAAGCAGGACACAGCGCGATCGGCGTACATCTACGCCAAAATCAAAGCGCTGTCCTCGGGCATTGACGCTGTGGACTATCGGACGCAGTTCTTCTCCGACCTGTTCCGCGGCAGAGCGCCCAAAGCTGAAGTACGCGCCACGCCGCTCGAAGCTGGAACACAGTCGATCACGTACAGCGGCGGGAATGAAGGCGGCTATCTCGTTCCGCAAGAGTACCATGACGAAGTGATCTTCGGTATGGCGCAGTACGATCCTCTTCTGAACAAGGACATCGTCACTCTGATCGAGTCGAAAGACCAGTCGCTCAGACCGTACACAGTTCCCGGCTGGGACATGAGCACTTTCGCTGCTGTCAAAGTCTCGGAGAATGCACAACAGATTCCGCAGACCACGCCGCCTGCTGCGAGCGGAGTAATACTCGGTGGCTACAAGTACATGGCTAGCCTGCCCGTAACAAACGAGCTGGAAGAGGACATGTACGAAGTCACCCAAAAATTGATGGCTGATGCTTTCACTGTCGCGTTCGCGCGCGGCATCGGCGCTGACTTGATTCTCGGTTCAGGCACGAACGCGCCACAAGGCGTGATTGCCGGAACGACCAGTGCTTACACGCTTGCCGCTCTCGGTGTTGTGTCTCTCACTGACATTGAAAACATCTATTTCAAAGTGAATCGCTTCCACCGCGCTTCTCCCAAGTGTGCTTGGCTGATGAATGATGCCGCATACCAGATGACGCGCAAGGCTGCGGACACTGTTGGCAACCCGCTTTTGAAGATCATCAAGGACAAGGAAACACTGATGGGCAAGCCCGTGTACATCTGCCCTTCTCTGCCCTTGTACAATCCCTCGCTTGGCACACAGGCTGCTGGTTCATTTTGCGCATTCGGTGACTTGAGCCATATGTATGTGCGCGTGTCCCGCCTCAGCGTATCGCGGTCGACACAGGCTGCTGGCTATGCCGAGAACGGCAAAGCGCTCTACCGCGGGCTGATGCGTGCTGATGCGAAAGTATTTGATCCGTCAAGCGGCGCTACACCTCCGATTGTGACTGCCGCACTGCACAGCTAAGGGGCTGAGCTATGGAGAAGCGCAACGTCCGGTCCGAAAGGACCGGAAGCTGCTACCGAGTCTGGGCAGACCTTCGTGTCGCAGACTTGCTGGCGATTCAATTCAATGCAGACCGCGCCGATGCCGCATGGGGCAATGACGGCGATCTTGTTCGGATGTATGCTGCCATGACTACGACTCCGCCACCGATCAAGATTAGAGCCGTCGGCGATCATTATGAAGTCGCAGATGGCGGACACAGATTAGCAGCCGCAAGACTTCGTGGCGATGAGTGGATCCCAACGATTGAGTTGCCAACAAGTTAGCGGACAGCGATTTTGTTGTGCAGAGCAAGCCGCGCTTTAGCAAGTGCCGCTAATCTAGCTGTGCTCTTAGTCCGCCCTCCAGCGCTACAAGCTGTCTGGCGTTGTTCTCTTGTGAGTGCAAGTCCGCCTTTTCTTCCGCCTGCTTTTCCGCCTTTGCTCTGCATTCCAGCAGCAAAAATTCCAATGCCGTTTTCTTTGCACTTGCGCCCGCTGATACTGCCACCTTTTCTTCCGCCCTCATTGGCGCTAGCAATCCACTTAGATTGCGCCCACAGTTCAGGGACGGATACGTGCAGCAACTCATGAGCGTGCGCATGATCTCCCACAGTGAGTGTGATCAGATTCTCTGGAAAGCCTTCCGCAAACTCAGGGAACTGCTTGCGCGGACAGATATGATGGTCGTGAGTGTTCCAAGCTTTCTCAGTCTTGTGCTCACTGAGAAAGTGGAAATAGACAGAGAAGTCTGCTTCAGGATAGCGCTTTTCGAGTTCAGTTCTCGGATTCATTTCTTTTCAATTCAACAGTTTAACAGACCTTAAAAATAAAATCAACAATTTTCTTACCCGTCACAGGATGCGGATATATTGTAGTGCTCCTGCCCGAGAGTTGATTGCGGGCAAAATCCCGCTGTAAACAATCCCAAAACTCAACTCAAAAGGAAAAGGAAGGTTTTGCTATGTCCAAAAAGAATGAATTGCTCGAAAAGCGAGCGCGTATCCACACTGAAGCTGTGGCTGCGATGGCTGCGGAACAGACTGCGGAAACCCGCGCAAAAGTGAAGACGATGTTCGCTGACATCGACTCGATCGGCGAGGACCTTGCCAACATCGAGCGTGCCGACAAAGTTGCGGCTGACCTCGCTCAGCGCAGCGGTGCGATTGCACCCGGCGCAGAGCAGCGCAGTGCGCAGACCGCCACAGAAGCCGCAGAGTATCGCGAAGCGTACTTTGAGTTTCTGATGAAGGCACACCCCGAATCCCGGTCCGCAGTTGCCGGTGGCGCTTCCAAAGAAGCCATCGCACTGTTGGAGAAGACGAAGCAGAGCGTCGAGAAGATGTCTGCCGAGCAGCGCCGCTCGGCAGTACTGAACCAAGTCAAAGCTGAGAAGCGCGACCAGTCCGCTGGTTCGCAGTCGATTCTCTACACCGAAGGCAACCTGGGTGGATACTTCATCCCCGCTGGCTTCGTGTACGACGTCGATACTGCGACCAAGTACTTCGCGCCTCTGTTGGATGGTTCGACCATCCGCGTGATGGAGACTGCAACCGGAAACGTGTTGCCGTACCCCACCAGCAACGACACCAACCAAGCGTGGACTCTGTTGTCTGAAAACACGCAGGTCGTCGACAACGGAACGACTCCCAACTATCCGAACCAGGGCACCTCGGCTCCCACAGCGAACCCCGGCAACGTGCTGGTTGGCAGCGTCTCCTTCAGCGCATACAAGGGCACCACTGGACTTGTGCGCGTGTCGCTCGAACTGATGCAAGACAGCGCATTCTCGCTCGAAGCATTCCTGAAAGAAGCATTCGCCAACCGTCTCGGACGTGGGTATGAGTACTACCTCACGCAGGGTTCGGGCAGCAATGCTCCTCTCGGCTTCATTCCGGCTATCGCCGCTTCTGGCGCGCCACCGGTGGTTGCTCAGGGCTCCTTCAACGAAGATGGCATCTCCGGTAACACCGGCGTCAACTCCATCGGCTGGCAGGATCTTGTCAACCTGGAGCACTCCGTCGACCCGACCTACCGTCGGGGCGCGAAGTGGCAGATGAGCGATTTGACTCTTGCCAGCCTGAAGACTCGGTTGGACAAGTTCGGTCGCCCCTTCTGGGTACCGGCTGTGAAAGAGGGAATGGTCGATACGATTCTCGGCTACCCCTATGTCACCAACCAGAGCATGGCTCAGATCGGCGCTTCGGCGACCACTGTTGCCTTCGGACAATGGAGCAAATTCATCGCCCGCAAGGTGCGTGACCTGTCCATCTCCCGTCTGGATGAGCGCTTCGCTGACTACGGTCAGGTTGCTTATGTGGGATTCAGCCGTATTGACTCCCGCCTGATCGACGCCGGCACTCACCCCCTCAATGTGCTGATTCAGCACTCCTAATCGAGTGCTGTTTCGAACGGAATCGCGGCAGAGAGAAAACAAGCTCTCTGCCGCTTTACTTTGCCCGCAGGATCCCTGTCACAGCCCTAGGACATTATGGGGTGATCTATGCTGGTACGTGTACGGATGAAGAAAGACGGCGCGGTCGAAGACATGCACCCAACCAGAGCCAAGCTGATGCTGAAGCTCGGACACGCAGAGGCTGTTCTCCATGCTGAGAATCAGGGCGGACCAGCAGCATGCGCGGGTGTAGAGCTGGCGCTCCGAGAACCGAAATCGCAGAAGGCAGTCTTGGGCTATGCCCGCACTGCCGGTCGGAGCAGATAGTGGAAACAGAAGCGTACCGCAAACGGCGTTGCGAAGCTGTAGCCCGCTGGAAAAAGAAACATCCAGAGCGCTGGTTACTTCAGCACACAAAGACGCGTGCAAAAGCTGCTGGAATTCCATTCAACTTGACTGAAGAAGACATCGTGATTCCTTCTTTCTGTCCGCTCTTGGGAATTGAGTTGCACACAGGCACGGGAAAGAACGGCGGACCTCTTCCGAATAGTCCGTCGGTTGACAAGATAAGACCTGAGCTTGGCTACGTTAAAGGAAACGTGTGGATCATTAGCCACAGAGCGAATCAGATCAAGTCAGACGCTACAGTAGAGGAGCTGGAGCGGATTGCTCTCTTTCTCCGCAAGATGCAGTAGGGCTTAAAGCAAAACACGGAGCGCTTTGGCGCCAATAATGTCCCCTCGAAGGCTGTCACAGAGGCAGGAGATTATGGGCGCCTGCTTGTCGTTACGGCGCTTCCGAGGTCACTATGGCAGGACTAATCATTCAAGGTGGCGCTACACCAGGCGCACCGATTACGGAACTGATTTCGCTGACTCTGGCAAAGAACTTTTGCCGCGTCTTCAACACGGACGACGATGCGCTGTTCTCTGTGCTCATCACGGCTGCGCGTGAAGCTGCGGAAGAATTCTGCAACCGGAAGTTCGCCATCCAAAGTCTGCTGATGTCTCTCGACTCTTTCCCGTACTACACCGATACGGTCATGAGTCAGGCAGCCTATCCGCCTTCTTACTACTCTCTGCCGATGTACTCCACGACGCTGTGGAACTACTCGCAGATGATTAAACTTTTCTACGCACCCTGCATCGAGGTTCAAGGCATTGACTACACAGACGCCAACGGCAATAACCAGACGCTCATGCAAGATACTGACTTCTTGCTCGACAACATTTGGGAACCTGCGCGCATTTTTCCAATGCCGGGCGGTATGTGGCCGGCTTGCCTTTACGTGCCAAATGCTGTGCGAATTCGGTATACTGCCGGCTACGGTTCTACTGCTGTGGATCCTGCTCCAGTGGACGGCGAGATTCCTCAGGGCGCTGGCAGTCAGCCTGTGCCGCAACGTGCAATCATGGCGATGTTGCAGTTGATTGCCAGCTGGTATGAGAACCGAGAGGCGATCAGCGAAGTGACGATGAAAGAGATGCCGCAGCATGTCAAGATGCTGCTCTGGTCTCTACGCATCGTAGACTTCCAGCCGACGAGAGGATGATAAGTCTTTTGCCTTGTTATACTTTGGGGTGCTTAGCGTTCAGAGTTATGAACACTATACGAGTTAAGGAACATTATTATGGCAAGAAACTGGCGTACCGGAAGACTGCAAGCAGGCAAGTTGCGACACCGCATTGACATCGTCATGCCAAGCCCGATACAAGACTCGACAGGCGGCTTCAATCTGTCAGCCGATGTCGTCTATGCTAACGTGTGGGCATCCATTGAAGCGCTGAGCGGGCGTGAGACTCTCGTGCTGGAGTCGCAGACTTCGATGGTGTCTCATCAAGTCATCATCCGATACATTGGAGCAGCGCCTGACTGGCAAGCCGATACCGACTATCTTGCCGGCGCAGTCTGCTTGGATGCGAACGGAAATCTTCAGCTGGCGCTCAGCGCTGGACTGTCCGGAGACACAGCGCCGACATGGGGCACCACAAAGGGTGTCACGACACCTGACGGTGATCCGAGCACGGGCTTGAACTGGAAGAACCTGGGCGTGGCGCCTCCGTACACAGGTGTTACAGCAGCAATGCAGGTGTGGTTCCAATCGAGACAATTCCAGATTACGAGTGTGATGAATCCAGACGAGCGGAATAAAATGCTCGTTCTGTCTTGCATGGAAATCAACGACAGCCGCCAACAGATCACTGTACAGCCGAACAACTTGGGGTAATGAATGGGAGCAATCACCCAGAATAAGTTCACGGTCAACGCGCGATTGCTTGCGCTGGAACAAGAGATGGTGGAACTGCGCAAGCAGTACGGACTCGTTCAGTTGCAGGCAGGTCCGCAAGGCGCAGCAGGACAAGCAGGACAGAAAGGCGACAAGGGAGACCCCGGAGTTGGACTGTCAGGACGTGACGGTCTCAACGGAGCAGATGGACGGCAAGGTCCGAAAGGGGACCGCGGAGACAAAGGTGATCGTGGAGAAAAGGGCGGTCAGGGAGAGCGCGGCGCTGCTGGTCACAATGGCATCAAAGGGGACAAAGGGGATAACGGAGAGCGCGGCGCAAAAGGCGATGACGGTCTGAGCATCAAAGGAGATGCTGGACAGCGCGGAGAAAAAGGTGATCGTGGTGATGTCGGTCCTCAGGGAATGAGCATTATAGGACCACGCGGTGAGAAGGGTGATAAGGGTGATGTAGGAGCACCAGGACGCGATGGGGTCGATGGAAAGAACGGTGCTGATGGGAAAGATGGACGGCATGGGAAAGACTCTACCGTGCCAGGACCGAAGGGAGAGAACGGCTGGCACGGGAAAGACGGTGCAAAAGGAGAGCAAGGAGAGCAAGGAGAGCGCGGGTTACAAGGAAAGAACGGTGCTGATGGGAAAGATGGACGGCATGGGAAAGACTCTACCGTGCCAGGACCGAAGGGAGAGAACGGCTGGCACGGGAAAGACGGTGCAAAAGGAGAGCAAGGAGAGCGAGGAGAGCGCGGGTTACAAGGAGAGAAAGGTGATAAGGGCGAGCGCGGCGATGTCGGTCCTCAAGGTGCTAAGGGAGAGAAGGGCGACATTGCTGCTGTCACAGAGTCCGAGTTATTAGAGGCGGTGCAGAAGTTGCGCAGACGCCATGCAGCAATTCTTGCGAAGCTGGTGCATGAGCGAGAGTTGAATGATTCAGTTCCGAATAGTGCACTGAAAGCGGCGCTAAATGCTGTTTTGAACAGGATAGAAAGAGCAGCCAATGTCAACTAAAACGACAAAGTATTATAACTTGAATGTGAATAGTCCGCACGCGACACAGAGCGCTGCTCTGTCGCAGCCGGCTGATGCATGGGAGACCGACCAAAACTTCTACTCTCTTGACGACATCCTTCATGACATCGCTGAGTCTGCCGGCTCTTCTATTTCTGTCAACGGAACGCCTGTTGCTTCCGCTAACCTTAATAGTACATCTCCTGAACCTCCAGCTGGTTATGTCAACGTCGTTTGGGCATACGAGGGCAGCGCGGTGTCTGCTTATGCGCCTGCCGGCTTCTTAAATCCAATGCTGGATGCCGGTGACTTGATTTATGAAGATCCGTCTCTGGGAGCAGCACGGTTGCAGATTGGAACATCAGGCGAGGTGCTCACCGTCGTCAATGGCTTGCCAGTATGGGCAGCCACAGCGCAGAGCAAAGCTGGAATTTATGCGGCGGACTATGGGGTCAAGGGCAACGGATATGTGGCCTTTGGTTGCTCAGTATCATCGGGATTAAGTGTAGTAACGAATCCGGCGGGCGGATTCGTAGCGAATGCGGTATTGGGTCAAATTGTCTTTGGCACTAACTTAAGTCCGGATGGGTTCAGCACGGACACCCTTGTGGTTTTACCTCAAGGCACCATCACACAGATAAACAGCGATACCGAGATAACGGTATCCACTACGGCCACAACCACAGAAAGCACAACGCTTTGCTTAGTGTGGGGCGACGATGAAACAACCCCGCTAGCGAATGCATGGGCGGCAGCTAAAGCGGCCAACACTATGCTTGTGTTACCGGGCATCAATTGTAACGGCAATGGTCCCGCCGTTATCTTAGTTCAAGCGGCTTCCCTGTGTGACTCTGGAGCTATAACCGGCACAGGCGCAATGCGAACAGGCGTAGGCGCTTGCGGCGGCGGGGTTAATGCTACGTACCTTGTGCCTACACCGAATTTTAATCCAGCAACGGCGGTCCAATCCGCGTGTTTCTGTGCCACTCCTGACGGCGGTAATTGGCACGATTTTTCAATCTGGGGCGCGGGTAACTCGGAAGTGGGTTCAGGCTTCGCCAACTTAGCGGGCGTGCTTTTTTTCTGTAATAACAACGCGGTTGTTCATGATATTGACTTGCTCGCATGGGGCGCAGCAGCGGCTAATGGTCTAGGCGTAGGCTACAAGGTTGAAGGACAGATAGTAATCCGCAACGTTGACTGTGACATGTTCGGGCAAACCGGGTGCCAGGTTATAAGCGGAGAGAGCTTAGGTTCCACAACGTTCGTCCAATGTGCATTTTGGGATAACTGTCTGCAAAATTTCTATGTATCAGGCACAAGTACAAATCCTGTGTACACGTTTGAGTGTAATTTTGGCGGGGACGGAACATGTAACGTCTCCGTGAGCGGCGGCGGTGTATGGAGGGACTTCGGAAGTCAAATCGGTATTCCACAAACAGGTTCGGGATACGGCGCGGTTTTTATTGGCTGGACAAAAACTGTATCTGGTAACACTACGGGCGCGGGTCAAGCCTTTCTTACCGGCACTGTGCTACAAGGTCCACTCATTAGCAATACGGGCTTGATGCTGTATTTGAATAACAGTTCATGCTCAGCGAGTCTAGTTGGCTGCACGCTTCAATCGGAGAATGCATCCACAGCCGTGGCTTACCTGATTGAAAACAATGGCGTGCTCTACGATGGAGGCGGCAATCAGTTTATACCCACGAACATATCCGGAACGTATTATTCCGGTAGCACGGGCCAGGTATACGGGGATGCGTCTATCACAGGCACGGCTCAAGTATCCGGCAATGTAGCTCTTACCAATTTTGGCGGGTCACCGTCTGTTGGATCTGTGAGCGGCAGCACGCAAGTGCAACAGTTTACGGTAACCGTGGGTACATCGCCAAGCGGCACGCCCCAGATAGTGATTACTTTCCCCACGCCCTTTCTACTTGCACCGATATGCTACGCAATCCAGGTAGGCGGGACTAACGCTGTGAGCACATTTAATACCGGCACAGTGACCACCACAAGCGCCACGTTTACATATAACGGCACGCTAGTGGCTGGAGACACGCTGGTTATCCAGGTCTACGCGGAGCTGCCCTAAATGTTATTAGACGGCATAATCTCGCTTCTCTCGAACACGTCAGGCGTGAGCACGCTCCAACCTCCGCTGGTACAGCAGGAATAACAGGGCAGATCGCTTGGGACTCTGGAAAGATTTACATCTGCACGGCTGGTGGCGCAGCGGGTTCCGCAACATGGAAGGCAGCAACACTAACAGCGGCGTAAGAGGACATGCAGCGCCAGCACCCGTCACAGTTCCTGCGAAATAGTGAGGGTGATCCATGCTTATCGAGGCGCTTCAAGCGCTGCTCGCTGCTGACAGCGGCATGCAGGGCTATCTTGGAACAGTCACTTCGCGCACAGACGGGACCACAGGTATTTTCCCCTCCCAAGCACCGGATCAGGTGCCTATGCCGTACCTCGTCTTGCGTCAAGTCGGAGGACAACCACTTCAGGAGTCACTTCAGGGGACGGGGTGTTTAACAGAAGAACGGTGGCGCTTTACATGCGCGGGGACGACGTACAAGAACGCAAAAAAGTTTGCAAAATATGTGCGCGGATTCGTGTTAAGTGCCGTGTACGGAAATCAGGAAGTCGGTTCGTGCTTTATTCAGGGGTGCTGGTGTCGCATGGAAGTTGACGACAGAGAAGCGTTGGGGAAAGGGACTATGTTTTGTACGCACTTGGATTTCGAAATTCTGTATCAAGATTTTGACACAGGGAACAATTAGGATTCACAATTCCTCTATTGATATGCCAGTGCTTATGCTGTCCCGCTAGGCTTGCTGCTTTCTGATGTGCTGGCGTTCTTAGCATCGCTAAGCGTCCGCTTTTCACATTAGCTTTACCGCTAATCTTTCCTGCGTGAGATAGCGCTCCAGAAATCATTGCTGTTGCTCTTCCGCCTTGAGCACCAGACTTCATATTTTGGCAGCGCTTTTCTTCTGTCATCTTTGCTCTCTGCGCTGCTGCATTCTTTGCAGAGGCTTCGGGCGTTTCAGCATAGTACTTTTTCAGGAGCAAAGACTGGCGCTCAGGAGAGCAAGCAAGAATCCAAGCAGACTGCGGAGACAAGATGCTCGGCTCACACTGTTCTAGGATCCTGTGTGCTTCGGCATGATCGGTAAGTGTCAGTGTTATTTTGTTCTCAGATGCATCCTCGTATTCGGGAAATTGTTTCTTGGGGCAGATGTGATGCTCTTGAGTCTCTTTGCTTTTCTTTGCGCTGTGCTCTGCGAGAAAGCAGAAATATGCGGCAAAGTCTGCCTCTGGATAGCGTTGCCGCAATGTGACTTCAGGATTCACAAACAGACAGTTTAGCACAACCCGTCACAGGAACAAAGAGATTATGAGGCGCTATCTGTTTGTCTAACAATGAAGGCTGTCACAGGTCAAGAGTAAAAGTGTAGGGCTCAGACTGTTTCCCTACTTGTATCGTTGTGCAAATTTCACACTTGTTGTAAAGAAGGAGCAGTTATGAGCACCTATTCGCGCAGCCAGGCGTTCGCCGGGCGTGGTTCGATCCTGCAATACAGCACCAATCCGCCTTCGGTTCTTTACACGGAACTGAGCGAAGCAAAGACGCTCACCATGGGCGGGATGAAGTATGACCTCGCCGATGTGACGAACTTCGAGTCGGGCAACTTCAGAGAGTACTTGCCAACGTTGGCGGATTCTGGCGACTTGACTATCGCCGGCAACTTGATCCCCAACGACACGACCGAGCAAGACTTGATCGGCTTTTTCAACAACGCCACTCTGGTCACCTACCAGATTGTGCTGCCCCCGGGCGGCAACGGCGCGGAAGCATACTCCACGTCGGAAGGCATGTTCCAGTTCACTGCATACGTGCAGAGCCTTGATCGGACGATCCCGCATGACAAAGAAGCGACGATCACCATTAAATTGAAGATAACCGGGCCGATAAGTTTTACCGAAGGGTACTAAGGCTGTCACAGTTCTGCGGGTATTGTGTAGAGGGGATCCCCAGTTGGGATCCCCACCGCTGTACAAACTGTGAATAGGCTCGTGCTCCATGAGCAGAGCCAGGAGGCTTTAGTATGTCGATACGCGAACGCATTTCTCCGTCTGTTCCTTTCACGCTGGATGTGGAAGACGCAACAGGCAAGTTTTCCCTCTCTTTCCGACTCGCTTACAATTTCCGTTCACTCGGTTTGATCGAACGACACACCGGTAAGTCGATGCTTACGCAGGCGACTGAAGTGTTCGAGAACCCGACGTGCGGCAACGTTTCAATTCTGCTCTGGGCTGCTCTGCAAGAGAATCACCCGGAGTACCGCGAAGGTCGGGATGAAAAAGATGGTGGCAAAGGACTGGCTGCTGTGCAGCAGAACCTGACGCTCGGTCAAGCGAAAGCCGCCAAAGATGCCTGCGAGAAGGCATTCGTGAAGCAGCTACCTGATGCGCAGGTTGACAAGCTGCTCAACAAGGGAAGTGCTGCCCCTTTGGAGCAAAGCCCAGCGACGCAGGAAGCAAGCGCGTAGTCGTCACTTGGGCAGACATCTGGGCAATAGCGCATTTTGATCTTCGCGTCCCTGTCGATGAGATTGAGGACTTGACCTTCAAAGAGTACTATGCGCTGATGCACAGGAAGCACATGGCAGAAGATTTAGAGAGACTGAACTTCGGTTACGTCTATGCTGCCATCCATAACTGCGCACCGTACGGGGATCCGAAGCGCGAGCCTATGCAGCCGACTGAAATCGTGCCGCGTTTGAAGCCTGAGGCTCCTGACATGACGAAGATGACGGCGCGGCAGCAGAAGAATTACCTGTTCTGGATCTTTCAAGGGAGCGGAAAAAGTAATTTTAAGAAATGAGAGGAGAACACAATAAACATTTAGGATTGATAACGCTGCGCCTAACGTGCCAGTAAACGTGGTGAGCAGCAGCAGAAGCTTTCTTTTGGTGTTCAGTAGTTCGCAAGATAGCAAGCTGCCCAGATTGAGCATTCTTTCTGCCGCCAGCTCTTCCTGCTGCTACTTGGTGCTCTGTTGTTCGGGCTCGCGCAATATTTATTAGGCGCGTAGCTTGTTGCGCTGGAGTATTGCGCTTGCCTCCAATACTGCCACCTTTATGACCGCCCTTAAGTCCGCCTTTTCTGCCGCCTTCAACAGCGGCAGTGATCCAAGCATCAGGCGCTCTGCGCTTGAAATCTGGATGCGCACGAACAAGCAGCCTGTGCGCTTGTTTGTGATCTTCGGCGCTGAGCGTAATCAGATTCTCTGGGAAGCCTTCCGCATACTCAGGGAACTGCTTGCGCGGGCAGATGTGGTGATCCTGAGTATACAGACCTTTAACAGTCTTGCAAGCAGAGAGATAGCGGAAATATAGCGCGAAGTCGGATGCCGGATATCGCTCTTGGAGTACAGTTTGCGGATTCATCAGTCGTCACAGTCTTAGGATATTGTAACACACAGAGGTATATAACGTGCCTGACGACACAATGACAGTGAGCATCGAGGGCTTAGAGGAACTGGAGAAGAGCCTCGAAGCCCTCGCTGGTACTGAGAGCAGGAAGATCGTGCGAGCTGGACTGTACGCAGGATCCACTGCCATTGTCACTTCGATGACGCAGGCAGGGTCAAGTGTCCCGGGGGAACCAGGGCAGATGCTGAGCGACAAGTCACACTGGTCGAAAAGCACGCGCATGACCCGCGGAGATGAACTAGCTGGAACGGTCCACGTGAGGCCGAAGGGCGCTCTGTCAGAAGAGCACACTGGAACTGGCAATCCAAAATTCGTCTATCAGCCGAAGGGGAAGAAGTACAAGCGGTCCTTGGCGTATCTGGTGAAGCTGATGGAACTTGGTGGCAGTGGCGGGCGCTATACCGGCTCTCGTTTCCCCATCATGACATCGACGTTCTCGTCGAACAAGGAGACATATATCGAACGGGTCCTTGCTGTTATCCGTGAAAGATTAAAGCTATAATTACTTGCGCTGCTTTTGGAACTCAGCGGTAGCGTGCGCAAACTGAACGGCGGCTTTCTTAGAATCAGAGATTTGGCAGGTAGCGATGTTCTCTGCTGCAAAGTGCGCGAGAACTTGGAGCGCTTCTAAGCTGCGCAGCACTTCTGCTTGCGGCTGAAACGCATCGACTGTGACCGCTGTTTCTAGTTTGATGACAGCGCTTATTTGAGCATCGCGCTTGAGCGCTGCTTTACAGGCAGTTGTTTCTTGACTCTGCGCTGAGATGCTCGCGAGAAGAACGATTCCGATGGCGATTTTGATTTTCATTTGTTCTTAATCCTCTGTACTGATGACAGCCTAGCAGATAGTGCAGAGCAGTCAAGATCACGAAAGTAACCAACCTGTCACAGGAAACTGGTTACTATGAGGAAGTCTATATGGCGGGAGAAGTCGGACAACTAACAGTTAACTTGGGTCTCAACGCCGCTGGTTTTAGTGGTGGGATCACTGAAGCCGGCAAAGCGGCGCGGAAGTGCGGTCAAGACATCAAGCAGGGCATGGACGAAGGCAAGTACTCCATGATGGAAGCCCGCCATGCGGTCTCTATGCTGGGCGAAGAGTTCGGTGTCCACATCCCGCGTGGCATCTCTACGATGCTTGCAAGCCTCTCTCCAGTCGGCAGCCTCATGGCTGCTGCTTTCCCTATCGTCGCTGTCACGTTGATGATCGGACTCGTCGGTAAGCTGGTCACGAAGCATGAAGAACTTGCGAATGCGCTCCGCAAAGCAACTTCTGAGTCTGACAACATGGCGATCAAGCAAGCCGATCAGACAAAAGCGCTGGAAGTCACCAACCTCAAACTCGACGATCAGATCGCAAAACTCACGCACTCTCCTGGCAACAATGCCCTGAAGGAGATGATCCTTGAGGATTCTGAAGCCGTTGATAAACTCGCCGAGTCCTTCGATGCGGACTTCCAGAAGGTAGACGCGAAGATAACAGACGCCACGACACTGACAGCAACGTTCATGGCGGGAATAAAGGGTCTTCACGGCATCAGCGCTACAGATATTGCTAACGCTACAGGCTTTACGACGACTTCACGCGATGCGATCCTTGCTGTGCAGGACGCAATGGTGAAAGTAGCGGATGTGCGCCGCCACCTTGCAGACTCCGTGCCCGGCTCCGCTGAAGCAAAACAGTACACTCACGATCTTGGTGAGGCGTACAAAGAAGTTGAGACGAAAGCGACAGCAGCGAAGGCAACGATCTATGACAACCCAGCGCTCTTGGTGCAGATAAGCGATGCTGCGACGAGCGCCGCCAATGCCTACAAAGACCTTGCTATTCAGAACGAGATTGCGGGAAAGCACCGCATAATCAAGCCGCTTGAGGATGCAGAAGCACTCACGAAAGATAATCGTGAGGTTGTGAAGTCCATCGGAGAAATGATGGACGCTTACGTTTCTTTCGGAACAGCACAGCGCGAAGCAGCCAGAGGCGGAAAGAAAGATGAAGCCGGCGCGAAAGCTACGGAACAAACGCTGGAACAGTTTCACCAGATCGTAGTTGCTGCTAAAGAAGCTGGCACTGCCGAACTAGAGGCAGCAAAAGTAGCCGCGACTGGTCAAGAGCAAGTCAATGCCGCTCTCGCTGCGCAGCAGATCGCGCGTATCAAAGAAAACGAAGCGGAATTCAAGGTCACGAAGAAGCAGGCGCTGCAAGAAGAGATACAAGAGGAAAACGCTGCGCTCAAAGTTAAGGTCGATGCGATCAACAAGGGCGCGGATGCAGAAAAGAAGGTGCTCCAAGAGCAGATTGACGCTGCTCAGAAGGCACGCCAGTTGTCTCTGGCAATTCCGGGGGTCTCACAGAACGATCCGAAGATTCTCGCATACAACAATGAAATCAATGGACTGCTGGCGAAGCAGGGCGCTATCGGTACGAAAGCCCAGACTGACATCTCTGTAGCCACGACCCGCACAGATACGGCTGTTGAGAAACTGAATGCCGACATCAAGCAGACAGAGAACTCATGGGGAGCATGGGCACGGCAGACGACGCAAGATGTCAGCAGCCTTGGACAAGTCATTGCGACGATGAGCAAGACAATGCAGAATGAACTTGGTACGGCGCTCACAGGCTTCTCGAATGCGCTTGCCAAGACCATCGTTGAGGGCAAGTCGCTCGGCAACGCGATGAAGAACGTTGCCAAAGAAATGGCGGAATCATTCATCTCTGCCGCCACGCAAATGCTTGTTAAGTACATCATGCTTAAACTCGGCATGGGCGCGATTGACAAGACCACAGCAGCTACGAATGCTGTTGCGCAGCTTGCCGCAGACAAGGTGAAAGTGGTCTCTGCTGCTGGAGTTGCTGGCGCCCAAGGAACTGCTTCTTGGGCCGGAGCACCGTGGCCGATAGACGCTGGTGCGCCAGCATTCGGCGCCAGCATGGCAGCAACAGCGCTAGGCTTTGGCGCTGCGGAGCAAGGCGGCTTGGTCGGCTACGATGACATGATTATCGCTGCTCACAAGAACGAAATGGTCCTGCCCGCCAACCTGTCTCAGAAGGTGCAGAACATGACTGATGACAAGAAGGGCGGCACCACAGTCCATGTCCACTATTCTCCGACTGTGCATGCGATCGACGGTAAGGGAATCGGTCAGGTGCTGAATGAGCATTCGAGCGTGATTCAAGCGCACGTCCAGAAAGCGCTGCGCAGAACGAACAAGGGGTAACAGGAAAGCAGTGATATTGAGATGACTTATCCTATCTGTCCATCGAACATGCCGTGGGTGAGGGCAGCGGGCTTCCACAAGACGCCTCACTTCAACACGATCACCATGAAGCCTGCCGCAGGGCGAGGCGTGGTGACTGCGAGCGTGTGCCCGTATGCGACGTGGGACTTTGAAGTCGCCCTCTCTCTTGCAATCGGATCCGAAGCAGACTCAGCCTCCATCCTGAATGCCTTCTTGGGGATGTTTCTCCAATGCCAAGGCGCCACAGGCTTCTTTCTGTTCACGGATCCGCAAGACAATGCGATCTCGCAAGCGAACGGGACTATGCTGAACGTGACGCCAGGCGCTGCGAATCCGATGAGCAATCTCGGCGACGGAACCTCAACACAGTTCCAGCTGGCGCGTAACATTGGTGGCGGCTTCGACATCATTCAGAATGTGAACGGTACTCCGACGCTGTACATCAACGGTGAACTGACGACCGCATATTCTGTGAGCGCCACAGGCGTAATCTCTTTCGTGTCTGCACCTGCGAGCGATGCAACGCTTCAGTGGGGCGGCAACTTTTATTTCCTCTGCCAGTTTGCTGAGGATACTCTCAAGGACCTAGCTCGGATGTTCCAGTACGGCGGGAGCACGATTGACTCCCTCTGGGATTGTGGCGATATTAAATTCAGCAGCGTGTTTGTATGATCAAAATTGGTGCAGCATCAAGAGCACGAAATGCCGCTAGAACAATGCATGAAGCGGTCGCTGCAAGGAGATACTCCAATTAAAAGACTGATGCCGGCTGGACTCATACAATTTCTTCAGAACAACAGGAACATGGAAGAAGCCGACCTGTTCGTCATCGAATTGCCAAACGGCGAGATATTGAACGCTACGTCTGGTCAATGGGATGTCTTCGTCCCTTTCGGTGATACGATCACGACTTTCTTCGCAACCAAGTACGGGCGCTGGTCACGCGGGACGATCACATCTGAAGCATCGTTCGAGATGACTGCGAACACGATGGCGCTCACTTGCGCCCCGCAACCTGCGACAGCATTCCCGGGGAACCCCGTTGGAGTCCTGAATGCTGCGCTCAACGGCTTGTTCGATGCTGCGCAAGTCACAGTGTACACGGCTTACTTCCCGCTCGGTCAATACGGCTTCTTAGCAGGTGGAGTGACTACTCCGCCAGGCGCTTTCGTGCTCAGTGAGACAGCAGAAGCAGCAGTCGAGTTCGGCTCTACAGTGTCCACCACTGCTGTTGACACAGGCAATGCAAGCATAAATTTTATCTGCCTTGCCGTGACGACTTACGATACTGCGCCGTCAGAGATTACAGTCTCCGACACGATCGGCGGAGTTGCGAGCGGTAACACTTGGATTATCGTTCCGCAAAGCCCCTCAATTAGCGGTGAGGGCGGGACACCGATGTTTTATTACTGCTACAACCCCGCGGTAGGAAACAATCACGTTTTTACGGTGGTCTGCACTGGCAACGGCTGCCCGAATGTGTCGATGATGGCTTTCACCGGAATGCCTCTCGGCGGACCAGAGCAGGATGAAAGCTACTTCGGCATCGGTGGCAATTACGGACCGATTCAGTGCGTTAAGAACACCTCAGGAAATGGGTATCAAGCGCCGATACGCGCTGGAGATTTGGTCATCGCTGCTTCAGGACAAGGTGATCTTGGAGAAGATTCTATCGCGATCACTGCTGACAGCAACTTGATTGTCGTCGGCACTGCGCAGTCGTATGGTGTCGCTGGAATTTCTGCTGGTTACTTGTTCGCAACTCTGCCAGCAGCTACCTGCACTGGCGAAGTTACGATCACAGGCGCCACGCCGCAGTCTGCTGTTGTCAGTGTCGATGCCGCAGCAATCGGAGACTTCGTAGCACCTCAAGCCTGCACTGGAACAGTCATTCTGGCTGCACCAACAGGAAGTTCGATATCGGCGCAGATTTACGTTGGAGACACAACGGGCTGGTACGTCGGACAAGTTGTCTACACCGGAGAATCAGGATGGGTGACTGATGTCGGCGAAAATCTTGACGCCGCATTCGGCAATGTGACCGCTGTTGGATCCGACAACATCACTGTCCTTTTTATAGCAGGCGCTGTTTTCACAGGAACCTTCACTGGGAATTCTGGATCCGTTTACCAAGTTGTGCGCTGCTTCGGCTTCAGTGGCGGATGCGCAGGCATGAACAGTGGCGTTGGCAGCCAAGTACTTGCTGTGGGCGCTGGCACTGTGACGATTCAATGCGGTGATGTCACTAGCGGCACATACGGAGACCAGACAAACGGACTCGTCGGCTTTCCGATCAATCCGTACTGGTACTGGAACGGTCAAATATCGAATGAGTCTGGCGCCGGAATGGTCATCTTCCCTGGTCCTGTGCCTTCGATCGGACCGGGCAGCGTCGAGACGAAATTCAAGGGCACGATTACTCGCATCGTTGACATCAACCGTGTCCACGTGGAGTTTGAATGCGGCGATCCGATGTACCTTCTTAACATGAAGGTCCCGCGGCGCCTGATGCAGCCAAACTGCCCGTGGTCTGTGACTGATGAGAACTGCACACTGAATGCTGGCGGCGTGGACGTCAACGGCTTCGACATGACGCAAGCCTTCACGCTCTCATCTGGTACGCAATACGTGCTCTTCCCTGCGACACCGTTCGTGCAACCTGAGGGATACTTCTCACAGGGCGTGGTGACTTGCACCGCTGGCAACAATGCAGGGTTGTCTCAGACAGTGAAGCTGCACGCCAGTGGCGAATTGCAGTTGCTCAACCCGTGGCTGTTGCCTGTCTCAGTCGGTGACACTTTCAGCGTGCTGGTTGGCTGTGATCACACTCCGACCACCTGCACAGTGAAGTTCGGCAACCTGATCAACTTCGGCGGAACGCCTTTTGTCCCGCCTTCAGAATCGGCGGTGTAATCATGCCACTAACGAATGAGCAGAGAGAAGCAATCGTCCAAGAAGGCTTCCGCTGGGTGCGGGCAAAGACGCCGTACCGCGGTTGGAGCAGCCGGAAGGGCATGGGCGCAGACTGCGGGCAGTTGCTTTACGGAGTCTATCGCGATGCGGGATTCCTGCCGAAGGACTTGCCGTTGCCAAAAGATTACTGCTTGCATGTGGCGCAGCACCGCAAGAGCAGAGAGTACGTCGATGTCGTTGCCACCTACATGCGCGAGATCCCAGAAGCAGAAGCGCAGCCGGGGGATGTCGTCATCGTCGAGATCGGCTTGGCTTACGCGCACGGAGCGCTCATTGTACGATGGCCGGCGTCGATCATACATGCTGTGGCTAACCGCGGCGTGAGTTGTTCACACGGTAAGAATGCACCGATGCTGCTCAAGCGCCGTCGGAAGTTCTTCACCCTAAAAGAGGAGTACTGTCACACTTCTGCAACATAATGAGGCACTCTCGTTGATTTTTTATACCTACTTGTGGATTCGTGAAGACGGCACTCCCTACTATGTGGGGAAAGGCACATGGCATCGCGCACACACTATTCATTTGCGTATCGGAAGTGCGCCGCCTGCTGATAGGATACTGCTTGAAGCGCACACTTCTGAAGCTGATGCTTTTGCTGCCGAAACGTTTCTCATTTCTTACTACGGTCGGAAAGATAAAGGCGGAATTCTTGCAAACTTGACAGACGGCGGAGAGGGCAAAGCGGGCTGGAAAGAATCTGAAGAGCAAGGTGCGAAGCGCGGCGCAGCGATCAGTGCGGGCAAGAAAGGCAAGAGATTTACACCTGAGCACAAAGCAGCGCTAAGGCTTGCAAAGCTTGGAACGAAACAGAGCGCAGAGCATGTACAGGCGCGCGCTACTGGAATGAAGGGGAAAAACACTTACAAGCGCTCACCTGAAACTTGTTTGCGAATGAGTACCGCAGCAAAAAACCGTCGTAATAAGGCGGCGCAATAATGGGTTTCTTAAACACAAGCGATAAACCAAAGCGCATCAATAACATTCGCGTGACCCAGTCGACGCAGGGCTACCCCTTGCCTGCTGCCATGGGACAGCTTCGGATGCACCAGTCCCTAATCTGGATGGGCAGCCTCGTTGAAGTTGAAGAGAGCGGCGGCAAGGGCGGCGGGAAGTCTGGGCAATTCTACCTCTATTATGCTGATGTGATCGGCGCTCTGTGCAACGGTGAAGTGACCGGCATCGGATCCGTGTGGTCCGGACAGACTTGGCTGAGTTCGCGAGGCACAGATGAGGGCACCGTCATTCAGCAGAACTATTCGCCGTCGAATGCGGTCACGCTGGTGCTCGACAACGGCGCGGCGCTGGTCACCACTTACGACAACACCTATACCGACTTCGGGCAGCCAGCTTCCACAGTGCTGAGCGGCTCTGACTTGTCGCCGCTGCAGAAGATTATCTGGTTCGTGCTCGGCTCTTCCTACACTGCCGGGACTCAAGTCTTCAACGGCACCGACATTTATAACTGCATCAAGGGGAACACGAACGAGCCTCTGTCGGATGCGACGTTCTGGACTAACACTGGCGCCGGGCTGTCCACTGGACAGTACTCTGTGAGCACAGAGAGCATCGCAACTTTCGTGCTGTCTGCTGCCGGAACAGCAGCGGGCGGGAGCACTGTCTACACGGGCACAATCACTGGCGGCGGATCCAACTTCTACGCCGGTTACACTTTCGTTGTCGTGGACTTCGACAATCCGAACAACAATGGGACCTACCTGTGCACAGCTTCAACAGGCACGACTCTTACGCTGAACAATCCTGACGGCGTAGCAGAGACACAGACGGCTTCGGCAGCCGATCAGGGCAACACGTACCACTTTTCCACATCTGATGTGGGCAAGAGCGCTGCCATCTGGTACCAGTTCAATTACTCACTGGTCAATCAGCAGACTATCGCAATCATTCCGAGCGGCGTGGCGATCCCTGACTTTCCCGCGCAAACGATCGTCGTCAATACGCAGTACACTCCCACTTTCGACTTGGGCGTAGAGTACTACGGAGAATTCAGCGACAAGAGCGGGCAGCCATTGACTCCTGTCTCTACGACACCGACTGAGACCGGAACGTACCAAGTATTTTTGGCGCAGAGTATCGGTAATGAGAATGTGACTTACTACGTGTTCGCGCCCGGTGACATCGGTCAAGAAATCCTGATTACGTTCGGCATCACGAACCAGAGCGCAGTCGGTCAGGGCGCTCCTGAACTGATTAACTTCGAATTGTTTGGCGGCGGGCAGTCTCAGGCGCCGTGGCAGTTCCTCATCACAGGTGGCACAGCCGGCTTTGGCTCTGATGCGCAGGGGCAAACCGAAGTTACAATGCCTGGCAACCCGGGGCAGTCTCTCGGCTACACCGGCATCGCGTACATCGGTTACGGTCCAATGTTCCTTGGTGACTCTGCCGAAGTGCAAGACAACACGTTCGAGATTATCACACCAGATGCATACGGCGGCGGGTACAGCGCCGGCACACAGGATGCTGGATCGGCAGTCGTCGACTGCAATCCGGTCACTTGCATACTGCAAGTGCTCACGAATCCGATGTGGGGTTTGGGCGGTCCTCCAGTCCCGTTCCCCGTGGACTGCATCGACAACAGTTCACTTGGCACATGGGGCGGACCTGTCGGGACTCCAGGGCAAAGACAGCTAGGAAGCACGGCTTGGAACTGGTTCGCCGCCAATGGTTTCTTCATCAGCCCGAAGATCGACTCGCAGGACACAGCTTCCTCCGTGATGGGCAAGTGGCTTGAGGCGGGGCAGTGCGCAGCATTCATGTCTGAGGGACTGCTCAAGCTGGTCCCTTACGGCTCGACTTCAGTTGCTGGACAAGGCTGCACCTGGATCGGTCCGCAAGACTTCATTGTGGCGCTCGACGATAGCTGCTTCATGGCAGAGGACGGACAGGATCCTGTCAAGATCACGCGCTCATCTTGGCAAGACGGCTACAACAAGGTGCAGGTCCAGTGGGAGAACCGCAAGAATCAATATGCGGATGAAATCACGCAAGAGTTCGATCAGGCTTCCATCAATAGATGGGGCGAGCGGCTTGAGCCACCGCAAAGCTACGACTTCGTGCACACTCTGACTGCGGCAACTTTCGCCGCGAGCATGCGCGTAAAGCGGATGGTCAACATCCGAAACACATACGAGTTCGTGCTGCCGTTCACTTACTCGTACTTGGAACCGATGGACATTGTGACGATCACGACCAGCAGCATCTGGGCGGCGGGATTGAACAACGTGAACCTCGCCATCCTGAATCTGCCAGTGCGCATCACGAAGATTGAAGATGATCCGACAAAGGGCTTGAAGATTAACGCGGAAGACTATCAAGCGCTGACGCTTGAGCCTGTGCTCTACAACAAGGGCATTTCGAGTGGCAATACGCTCGTGAATGCTTTCGCGCAGCCCGGTGACACAATCGCGATCCTGTTCGAAGCCACAAGTGAACTGACAAACCACCAGGGCAACCAAGTGTGGATCGGAGCAGTTGGCGCCTCAAGCGAGTGGGGCGGCTGCAACGTCTGGGTGAGCCAGGACAATTCCAAGTACTTGCAGATCGGCACGATCAAGCAGTCTTCGCGCCTTGGTCTGCTGTCGTCTTACTTCCCCGAGGGTGTGGATCCAGACACAGTAGACAGCCTGATCGTAGACCTTGAGCCGAACTGCTTGCCACTGGATGCTGGCACCGAGACGGATGCTGACTATGGGAATACGATGTGCTTCTGCGACGGTGAGTTGATCGCTTACTCTGCCGTTGAAGTGACTGGCGCCAGCGAGTACACGATGGACACTTACATTCGCCGCGGCTTGCTCGGCTCCCAAAACACCCCGCACAATCCGGGGACGGCATTCATGCGCCTTGACGACACGATCTTCAAGTACACGTACAACCCGCAGTGGGCTGGACAGCCGCTTTACTTCAAGTTCCAGAGCATGAACAATTACGGCGGGAATCCGCAGTTGCTTTCCTCTCTCACGCCTGTGGCATTCATTGTCCCTGGCTTGGGACCGGGAACGATTGACGCTGGCAGCGGTTTGATTATCGCCGACAGTTCATTCAACGTTGGCGCTGGACCTGAGACGGGCACGCCAGTTGCGATCACGTAAGCGTCACAGTTTCAGGAGACAGTGAGGGACCATGGCATCATACGCAGCAGTTTGCAACTCGTACAAACAGGACATCCTCAACGGCGTGCATCAGCCGGGGGACACCTATATGTGTGCGCTCTACACGGGCAGCGCTTCACTAAGCGCAGCGACGGCAGCGTACACGAACACTGGCGAAGTTGTTGGCGCTGGTTACACTGCGGGTGGTCAGGCGCTGAGCGGCTTCTCAGTCAGCATCAACGGCAACGTTGCATACGTGACGTGGAGCAACATCAGTTGGGAATCATCGTCTCTTTCAGGCGTAGTGACGCTGCTCATCTACAATGCATCGCGCAGCAACAAAGCTGTGGCGGTTATCACGTTCCCGTCCATCACGACAACTGGCGGCACTCTGACTATCGTCTTCCCGACAGGGATGGGCGCTGAAACGATTACTATAAACTAGCCCCCGAGAGCAGGAGCAGCGTTGGCAGACATCACACTCATTCAGTCGATTCAAGGTGGTTACGGTCAGGGCGGCGGCTCTGGCGCCGGCAACTCTACGACTTCGGTTGGCTTTGCTGGAGACACGACCCTCGGATCCCTGCTCATCTGCGCCGTCTATGTGACGGGCACTGAGACCGTGCCGAATCCTCCGGTAACTGCTGGTGTTACATGGGTCGCAATCAACAATGACGGGTACACCGGCGCCGATATAGGCGGCTGCGCGATCTATGCTTCATACAACACGCCCGTAATTCCGACCACATCTCTCACAGACATGCTGATCGGTACGAACACCAACTATTACGTTGAGTTTGACCTGTACGAGTTCGGCGGTCTGATCGCCAGTCCGTTTGACACGGAAGCTGTCCTTTCCGGTCCGACTCCAGGCAACACGTATGCAATTCCGACATCGGTCAATCAGACAGCGCCAAGCAGCTCAGGCTGGCAGGGATACCTTCCAGATTTATTCTATCCGAACGGCAGCATCAGCGAGAGTTCGACTGCTAATTCGGTATCTTGCGGACACACAGGGAACACTGACATCGTATACGTGAATACTTTCCGTCTGGGTATTCCAAGCACAGCAACAATCGAGGGCGTTGCTGTCTACTTCCAGGGCGGCACGTACGTGCATTCTGGCGCTAGCCCATCTGGAACTGGCGTTACCGTCATGCTGATGGACGGCGCGACTCCGATCGGAACTGCCAAGACGAATCTCTTCTCATCGCCGTACAGCGGTCAACTCTACACGCTCGGCGGAAGCAGTGACACTTGGAGCGCTTCTCTCAGCCCGACAGGCTGCAATGCCAGCTCATTCGGTATCGGCTTCCAACAGATCGGCGCTCACTCGACAGACGTTGCGCCAGAAATCTGCGCCTGCCGCATTCAAGTTTGGTGGAATGATCCTGCTGAGTTGACAGGCACTGCGAACCTCGTGACTTCCAGCGTGGACTTGATCTTCGTTGTCGGTCAGGGCGCCCCGTCTTCTGGAAGCTACTCCGCAGTCGGTGACGGCTTCACGCTCGGTATTCAGACGTTCCTGTGCAACTTCGGCGAAGCGCAGTACCAGACAGATGTCCCCGCCGGCAGCATCCCCACATCTTTCGGCAGTGTGATGGGCGGACAAAACTGGGCTTGCTGCGCTGCTGCTTTCAAGGGCACTCCGTCAGACGGAACAGCGACACCGACTGGGGTGCAGATGATAACGGCGCTCGGTCCGACACAGCCCGGTGTCCCCATTGACTACGGCAATGGCGGAGGCGGCTCAAGCGCTCCGCTCCCGCCCGGAGTCAACGACACCTATTTCTATGTGCGCTGGGTCGGCTACCTGACACCTAGCGTGACTGGAGTCTATACTGTGGGGCTGAACTACTCCGACGGCGCAGACTTCTATATCGGATCCCAAGGCGTAGTGCAGGACTTGACTGGTGACCAGGTTTCTACTGTGCCAGATCCGAGCACTGGCATACCAGAGTTTGTTGCAGCTTCCAAAATCACGCTCACTGCGAATGTGGCGTACCCCGTCGTCATAGAATGGCAGCACGGCGCAGGACCTGACTACGAAATTCAGTTCCTTTGGACTCCTCCCAGTAGAACTAACGGACCGCCCGCAGAGACACAGATTATCCCAGAAGCGAACATTGCTCTTGTAGGCTCTTGGTGGAATGGCACCGAAAGCAACTGGTACCCCGAGAATTGGTACTAAAGGCGCCCGTCACAGGCATGACAGTATAGTGTAGACAGCACAGCGTAAGCGCAAGCTATTTCCCGGCAGCGCGGCGCATCCTAGGGAGCAGTCCATGTTCGTTCAGAGTCCGTTCGAATACGTTTCTACCCATCTTCAAGTCATCGGCTGGCCGGCGCTTGTCTACTTCGCGTGGATGGTGAGCAAGTACTTCGAGCGCATCACAGCGCAGGCGTCGAAGACAATTACTCAGATCGACTCGATGGCGACGAATCACTTCCCGCACATGGAAGCCTCTTTGACGAAGCAAGACGGTCTCCTGCACAGCGTTGACCAGAGCCTGAAAACTCTTGTGGACAGAACGCCAGACCGGAGTTAAAATTGAGACGTTACCCAAACCTGGATTCTACCCAGCCTGACATCGTGAAAGCGCTGCGGCAAGCTGGTGCTTCGGTGACATCGCTGGCAAGCGTGGGTGATGGCTGTCCAGACATACTCGTAGGGATTCGCAATGTCACGACTGTAATGGAAATCAAGGATGGCGCAAAGCCTCCGAGCAAGCGCAAGCTGACAGAGCCTGAAGTCGATTGGCATCGTGACTGGCGCGGCAGCAAGCACATCGTGGAATCGGTAGAGCAAGCACTGGCGGTACTCGCCACACTTTAACCCGAGCAGAGGGACGCGACGACGCGTACGGGATTTCAACGGCGGAATGCTCTGACTACGCCGAACGGGGTTACGCTATGCGGCGTATTCTGCTGACTCTCGCTCTTTCTCTGCTGTTTCTCACGCCGGCATTCGGCGCTAACCCAGCTATCGACAAGGCTCACAAAGCCAGCTACCACATTGCGCAAGAGACTGCGACAGGCGGCGGTGCGTCATGCTCTGCCACAGCCATCGGTCCTCAGGCGCTGCTGACTGCTTCTCATTGCGAAATGCCAACGGACGAGATCGCTGTCGTCGGTGAGGGCAATGATGTTGAAGGCATGGCAGTCATCGTCGGCAAGCTGCGCGACAACCTCGACCACACGATCTTGCTCGTAAAGAACATCTCCTTCCCCGTCTTCGTTGACGTGCTCCAAAAGAAGCCAGACCAGGGTGATGATGTCTTCACGTTCGGTAATCCAGGCGACTGGACAGATGTCTTCCAAAGAGGCTACGTCTCCAGCATTCAGTACGACCAGTCTATAGCAGCAGCGCTGGGCGGCGGAAAGCCTCCGATAGTGCTGATCGACTTTCAAGCGTACCCCGGGACCTCAGGCTCAGGCGTATTCAACAATGACGGAGCGCTCGTCTTTGTTGTCAGCGAACTGGCGATGCAGTCTGAGCATGAAGCTGCGATCGCGTTTACAGGCGCTTATCTGCTGGACTTCACTGTGGACCAGCTCAACAAAGCTCGCACCTTCACCTGCCCCGCGGATCCGAAGCCCGCGCCGCCAGAAAAGAAGAAGTGAGCGCCGTGGCTTTCGACTGGGTGTATCGAGAAGTCGGCAGTCCGCTTTACGGATTCCATGACGCGCAGTTGCGCCGTATGTTCTGGATTCACCCGGGCAACAGAGCACTGTGGAGCAGGCTGCGCATACTGTTTCACGAGTGCATCGTCGATAGGATCCTATGATGGGAAGTGATTACACTTGGACGTGTCCGAAATGTGGCGTGACCCTCGAGGGCCGCGGTCCCGCTTCTCTTTCCTTCATTCAGTCCAGCCACAATTACACTGAGCACACAAGTCGCACGACATCATTCTCGAACGGCGGCTATGTCAGAGACAACATCGCGCCCGGGGTGCTCTTCCGCGGCATTGCAGCGCTTGACGATGCTTTCTTTGACGGTGCTCGGTTGACCACCGACGACCACAAGTTCCTGCGCAGCCTGAAAGTCTGTTGGAATTCATGACTTGCCGTCATTGCAAAAATGAAGCACGCATGGGATTAAAAACTTGTGCAGATTGCGGACTGCGGAATAGTCAGAACTGCAAAGCGTGGCGCAAGAACAATCCTGAAGCGTGGAAAGAGTTGCACCGTGTTCTTTATATCAGGAGACATTTACGCCTCTTCAGCGGCAAGATTGAGCCTGAAGAGTGGACAACGCTGCTCATGCTCTACGGTGATCGTTGCATCGCCTGCGGCAAGCACAAGACAGAGCTGGAAACGCTCGGTCGCATGCTCGTTCCTGATCATGTAATCCCGCTTGTTGCCGGCGGCGCGAATACTATCGGCAACATCCAGCCGCTGTGCCATTCAGTCAAGCTGGGAGCCCGAGGCTGTAATAATATGAAGGGAAAGCAACACACTGATTACCGCCCGTCACAGGCGGCTAGACATCTTGAGCAAGCTCGTGATACTATAGTGAGTACAGGAGCAAAATAGATGGCAAGCACTGCGCCTATAACCGGCAGCACTCCGGGACTTATCCGAACTTTTCTGCTCGACCATGAGCGCTTCCTCATTGTTATTGTTCTCGTGATTGCCGGCTGGTTTGTCAGCGGCAAAATCGAGGGCGCTATTGCTGCGCATGACTCTAAGAACCTCCAAGCTATCACTCTGAAAGCCAATGCAGACCTCGCGGCAGCCAACAGCGCTGCGGCTACAGCGGCGCAGAGTGCGGCTACTGCACAGGAGCAGGCAGCACAGTATCAAGCGCTGGCACAGAAGACCCAAGCGCAGGATGCGGCCTACCAGCAGCAGATCATTACTCTAACCGCGGCTCTGACTGCGCAGCAGAAGAAAGACGACACGCTCTCCGACCCTGCCCTAGCGCAGCGCTGGGAGTCTCTGCTCAGCTTGTCACCGACTGCCGTGACTGCGGATCCCAAGGGCGGGCTCGATGTCACTGACAGCGCTTCGCACCAAACTGTGGATGCGCTTGAGCAGGTCCCTGTCCTCAAAAACGAGATTACGATTACGAATGGACAGCTTCAAGATGCGGACACGCTGCTCTCGGCATCTAATGCCCAAGTCTCTACGCTCAACACCGAAGTCGGCAGCCTGAACACTGAGGTATCCGGCTTGCATCTTGTCATCGCTGACGATGCTGTGAAGTGCACGGACCAAATCAAAGTCCAGCACGACAAAGATGTCAAAGCAGCCCGCAAGCGCGAAAAGTGGATCGCGATTGTGAGCACAATTCTCGGCGCAGTTGCACGCGCTGCCATAAAGTAATCATCTCGCTTTCCTGAAAGGCTCTCACTCCCATGGCGATTGCAGGTCTCACGACTACGCACCAAGAAGCATTGTACGAAACAGCGAAAGCATACATCGACTTGAACGGTCCGACAAGCGGCACCAAACTAGCAGGGATTCTGCACTGCGACACGAAGACAGCGCACAAGATCGCCAAGCTGCTAAAAGTCAGCGGCAAGGGCGGCAAGAGCACCAAGCCAGGAATCACTGGCAATCCGCAGCCGGCAGCCAAGCTGGCTGAGACTGACGAGACAGCTGGCGATAAGCGCACGATCACGATGCCGCGCACGCGGATCCACACGCTGGCGCAACTCGTGAAGGCTTGCGACATCGACTTGAACGAGTGGTTCGTTGAGCGCTTCGTCTGCAACAAGTGGGAGATGGGCTACATTCAGAATGTGTCCCGCACTGAGCGCACAGACAGCGAGCAGGAACCAGCGACCGAGATCGAGAATGAGGGCAATGAGACCGCGCCCGAGAATCAAGCGGCACCTGAAGTCACGAAGGTGAAGCGCGTCAACATCGAGAAGACTTCCAGCACGCAGTCTCTCTATCAAGTCAAGGCATTCTTGGCTCGCAGAGTTGTGACGGAAGCCGGCAACACGGTGTTCGATGAGGGCGGTTACATCTCAGAGATTGCTGGCTTGCGCGGAAGGCTGGAGAAGCAGAACGTCCAGATCCGCAAAGAAAAAGCCATCTCGAAGCACAACTCGTTGAATCACTTTGGCGCCGATGACTTCCTCAAGAAGCTGCACGGCTTCATGGACAAGATGGGCGACTGCTCTCTGCCGTATGAGCGCCCAGTGGCGCACGCGCCAATCATTGACCCAGTTGTCCGAGAGGGACACACTGAAGATGCAGTCGCGCTCTGGTCTGACATGCACTTTGGTGATCGCACCCGCCGAGAAGACATGAGCGGCTTTCCCAAGTTCGATATGCCAGTCAGCGGCAATCGCTGGGGCTATGTCATCCGCAAGATGAAGCAGTGCCTCACTCTTCACCGCGCCATGTACCCGCTCGATACTCTGAACATCTGGATTGGCGGAGATGTGGGCAACGGGATCCTGCACGACTCTCCGAACTCGAACGAACTCTTCACTCCAGCGCAGGTTCACTTCTCGTACCACATGCTGAAGTTCGCCATCGAAGATGCGCTCACGCTCTGCAAGACTGATGAGAGCGGCAAGCAGGTCGTGAAAAAGATCAAGCTGCTATTCACCGTCGGCAACCACATGCGGATGGATGAGAAGATGCCTTACAAGTTCCAGGCGCAGCGCACCCTCGACTGGTTGATTTATCAGTTCGTCATCGAGCGCTTCGCGGGCAATCCGAACATCGAAATCAAGCAAGAGATGGCGCCGTACATCTTCGAGAACATCCGCGGACACCGCCACCTCTTTGCGCACGGGATGCAAGTCGGCTATCGCAACAGTCCTGACGCGCAGTGCAAGAGCATGGCATCCTTCATCGACCGCGTCCGCGCTCTGTTCGATTCACCTGAGTGGCGCAATGCGAACAAGCTGCAAGGGGAGACGTTCTCCAGAATCTGCATCGGAGACATTCACGTCCCTGTGTCTTTCCCGCGGCTCATCAGCAACGGTTCGCTGAATGGACAGAACGAACTCGGTGTCAACTGGGTGATGGAACCGATCCCGGCTGGGCAGCAACTCTTCGGAGTCTCTGACAAGCACCTCGAAACGTGGAAGTACTTTTTAGACGCTACACACATTCAGGATGCACCTTGCGACATGAATCCTTACGGCATCTTTGCAAAGAACTATGCAGACAAACTCGGACGTTAAAAGCTGTCTTGAGTGCGGAACACTGTACACTCCGCGTAGGCGCGATCAGCAAGAAGGCTGCTCGAAAGCGTGCCGCGATAAAGTTCATAATGGTTTTTACTTGCGCAAGAGAAAAGCCAGCCTGTGTTCTGTCAGGATGTGTGAGAAGCAGCCAGCACCTGACCGCGCAATGTGTGCAGAACATCTAGCAGCAATGAATGCGAAGCGCTGCAAGTACACGCGCTCTTACAAAGAGCAGGCGCTTGATGCTTACGGTGGTAGAGTTTGTGTTGGTTGCAGAGAGACAGACTTTTGTTGTCTGTCTATCGATCACATCGCGCAAGACGGTCACTTGCACAGAAAAGAGCAATGCGGCGGAGGAACTCCATTCTATCAATGGCTGAAGCGTAACAAATATCCAGACGGCTTCCGAGTGCTGTGTATGAATTGCCAGTTTAGAGCGAGGATGCATGAACCGTTTCCGAATGACCGCGGCAGATAAGGCTCGCTGTTACATCTTGATCGCCGCAGGGTTGCTGCTCGGGGCAGCAGCAGCCTTGCGGATCATGCTCGACATCGTCACACAATCTCGGTTATATTGAGGGTAAACCTCAGGGGGAAAAATGCATTCAGCAAACTGGCTCATGTGGGCAGTCGTACTCTTTTTCCAGAACATCTCTTTCACTTACGTGTCACGCGCCCGCTCCAGCGGCTCACTCATGCGCCACTTGAAGGCTTCTCTGTTCAGCAATGGAATATGGATCGTATCACAAATGATCCTGCTCGGACCGATGTTTGACTATCTCACTGGCAAGCACGGTATTCCAGCTCAGGTCCTGTCAGGCGCCGTGTACACCGTTGCTTGTGTCGGCGGATCCATCTTCGCACATCACTTGGCAATGAAGACGGAGAAGGGCAAGAATGCTGTCGGCTACAGCGCAAAGTATGCCCAGATCCCAGTCGCTGCGTGGGAAGCGCTCAAAGCGCAAGCCGCTGTCTGGGAGACACTGAAGGCGCAAGTTGAAGCGCTGCCGACTTCCACTGAGTTTCAGAATGTGAAGCAGATGGCGGGCTCAGCCTATGACCTCTGCGTCAATCTGTTGCCTGATTCTGGCATCTCTGCACAGAAGTTCGGCGATGAAATCGTGACCACAGGTCTCGCATCCAGCAGCAAGAGCTAAGTCAGGAGCACTAATGGCAGACATGAAAGTGATCGAGGCTGCTATCTCGAATCTTGAGAAGCAGCACGGCGCTGGTTGTGTGATGCGTCTCGGCAGCAAGAAGGCGCTGAACGTCCAAGTAATCCCCACTGGGATTCTCTCATTCGATGTGGCGCTCGGCGTCGGAGGCTTCCCGCGCGGGAGAGTCGTTGAAGTCTTCGGACCTGAGTCGGGCGGCAAGACAACTCTGGCGCTGCAAGTCATTGCGCAAGCCAACGCATCAAAGGGCATGGCAGCCTTCGTCGATGCTGAGCATGCGCTCGACCCCAAGTATGCGCGGGCACTTGGTGTGGATGTTGACAACCTGCTCATCTCGCAGCCTGATTACGGTGAGCAAGCGCTGGAGATTACCGAAGCGCTTGTGCGCACAAACCAATTCGATGTGATCGTCGTCGACTCCGTTGCTGCTCTCGTTCCGAAAGCTGAACTTGACGGAGAGATGGGAGACAGTCACATGGGCTTGCAGGCGCGGCTGATGTCTCAAGCACTGCGCAAGCTGACAGGTTGCGTCGCCAAGTCTCGCACCTGCCTCATCTTCATCAACCAGATTCGTGAGAAGATTGGAATTGTGTTCGGCAACCCAGAGACAACAACTGGTGGGCGCGCTCTGAAGTTCTACGCCTCAGTTCGGATCGACGTGCGTAAGGGACAACTCATCAAGGACGGTGAGAAAGTCATTGGCTCGATGAACAAGTTCAAGATCGTGAAGAACAAAGTGGCAGCGCCCTTCACCGAAGCCGAAGTTCCCATCTATTACGGCTCTGGCTACTCACAGATGCATGACCTTCTCAAGCTAGCAGTAGACAGTGGAATTGCTGAGCGCGCTGGTTCATGGTATAGTTATAAAGGAGAACGCATTGGTCAAGGCGCCGAAAATGTTGTTTCTTTCTTGTCAGAGCACTGGGAAGATGTCGCGCAAAAAATGTACAATGAGACACGAAAAAAGATCATGCCTCCCGATGAAAGTGTGTCCGCGCTGTCACAAGCGGAAGCGAAGAAATAGCGGCTTTCAGCTTTGTGGAAAGTACACGGCTGCATACTGCAAACTATGCTCTTCTCTCTACAGCAAAGAGCGTTACATTGCGAACGGCGGCAAAGAGAAGGGGCGAGAACGCTATCGAAAGTACAGAATGCGCTGCTTAGAACTCCAAAAAGTGCGGCGCTATGGGGTCGATTCTTTAGCAATAGAAAAGCAGGCAGCAAAGCAGCGCCAGCGATGTGCAATCTGCCGAACAAAAGTGCCGGGCGGACGCTACAACAAGTGGCATGTTGACCACAAACACGGAACAAAGAAAATGCGCGGTTTACTCTGCAATAATTGCAACACAGGCATTGGTTTCTTGAAAGAAAGCCTTCATGTACTAAAGAATGCAATCAAGTACTTGGAGAAAGAATGAGCGATCAAATTCTCATAGGGTTTTCGGGGAGAGCTAGGCACGGCAAGACCGAGTGCATGCTTGCAGTCAAGGAGTATGCGGAGCGCACACACCACACGGTCGGCATCTATGATGTCGGCTCCATGATCTTGAAAGCTTGCCACATCAGCGGCAGACTGCCGGCAACTCTGAAGCGCGAAGACATGAAGAAAGAGGACATTCAAGTCCTTATCGACGTGGGCAAGGAGTTGAAGAACCAGTTCGGTCAAGACTACTTCGCCAACATGATCGTGCAGAATGCGAAAGATGAGCACTGCGACATCGCAATGTGCCCGAATCTGCGCCTGCCAATCGAAGCTGATGTCTTCCGCAAGTCGGGCGGCATCATCGTTCGCGTGACGCGCCTCAACGCTGACGGGAGTCTCTTCATTTCATCGGACAGGGATCCGAACGATGTGACGGAGACCGCATTGCAATTTTGGCCGGCGGACTTTTATTTGACGCAAGTCAGCAGCAAGCACGGAGCGGAATTGCTTAGAGCACAAGCAGTCACACTTTACAAGTATATTAAAGCACATTGAATCCAAAAATCGAACTCGAAGGAGAACTATGAGCAGCTACGGAAAAGATCCAAGCGGACCGTGCACTTGTCCAGCACCTTGCACAGTTGAGCGTCATCAGAATCAGGACTTTCACGATGAAGGAAATAGCACGAACCACCTGAACAGCGCCTGCTCGAAAGATCGCTGCGGCGAGGATCCGATACCAGAGAGGCGCAGCGCAGCAGATCGTCGACAGGCTGTGGACTCACAGACACCTCCAACTGGAGACGGCAAGATCGTACTGGATGCAGTACTTGCTCGTATCACAGAGATGGTCGGCTGTCAGAGCATCAGCCTTAACGGTGGTTTTGCGCTCAGTGCTGACTTGAAAGCCCGCGCTGAGATGGGCTTGAAGAAATACGGCACGAAGCTGCGAGTGAACAACGGGCGCAGAGCAATGGTGGACCTGTACCAAGAGGTGCAGGATGCGCTCATGTACACGATGCAGTGCAAGCTTGAGGGAGATGACTTCGGCGGGATGTACGTCGAATCCTTCATGCTCTACGCTTGCCAGATTGCTGGCGAACTTGACCGACGAGGGTAGGTTTTGAGAACAGGAACGAAGACCGTACTATTCGGTTACCACCAATTCCTTCTGCACCCGCTGATGGTTGCTGCGGCGTGGCGCAAGTTGTATGGCTTCCCGTATGATCCGCGCCTGTGGGCTGCTTTCTTCCTCCATGACATCGGCTATCTCGGCAAGCCAAACATCGACGGTATTGAAGGACAGCTTCACCCGTTCTCTGGCGCTGCGCTCATGCACATCTTTTTCGATGCGCCTGATGAGTCTGACTGGCGTCACTTCTGCCTGTTTCACTCCCGCACGATCGCGAAAGCCTACTTCGCGCCGCTGAGCAGGCTCGGCTATGCAGACAAGCTCGCCTTTCTTCTCTATCCGCAATGGCTCTTGCGAGCGCTCTACTTCTTCAGCGGTGAACTCGTTGAGTACTTGAAGAACTGCGAAGTCCAGACGTGGGATGAGTGGTACGAAATAGCCCGCGGCTGCAACCAGAAGACGCTGGACGACCTGCACGAATCCGCAGTATAATATCTGGATGGGTGACCCATGGAAGGCTGCACCTGCTTCGGCATTCGTGACTCGGCTTGCCTCCGTCACGGTGACTCTCCTACTTTCCCTTACACTGTCAGCAACGGCATTCGCTCACTCCCACAAACGCGCAGTGTCGTCTCTCGTCCTGTTCTCTACCGCGGGCAGTCTCAGTGCTCAGAATGCGGAAGCGGACAGGCTCCATCTGCCGCGGATCCAAACCAAAAATGAGTTGCACGAGATTGTGCAAAACGGAGAACTTGCACAGGTCTGTACACCTGCGCTCCGTGTGAAGCCGACAGGCGACCATGCTTACTTGCGCCCGTGGGCTGCTGTGCTGGCAGAGAGCCTCGCGGAAGACTTCTATGAGCAGGCGCATGTCCAGCTCACTCTGACATCAGGGATACGCACAGTGCAGGAGCAGCGATCGCTGAGGCGATGGAATCACAATGCAGCAGCACCAGCGGGTCCCCAGGCTTCAGTCCACACCACCGGCATTGCCTTTGACATCTCACGGACGGGACTGAGCAGAGCGCAGCAAAAGTGGTTGGAAGTACACCTCTGGTATCTGCAACAAACTGGTAAAGTGATCGTTGAAGAAGAGCAAAAGCAACCATGCTTCCACATCGTGGTTCTCCAGCAATAAAAATGGGGCTCTCGGGTCACTACTCCGAAAGCCCCTTATGCGGACAACAGGGAAAAGTATCGAGCAGTTCTACTAAGCATCGAGTTCGGCTTTTGGCTTTGTGCTCTAGCTGTTCGTTCTGCTCTGATGACAGAGTAGCATCTGCGCTAAACTGCACAAGATCACGAAGGTAACCCCTGCCGAATGTTACCGCTCTAGCACTTTCCGTGCCAAATCCTGCTCTGCGGCGCAGAATGTTCCCGTACGGTAATGCGCGCGGTGGTTACTTCGGTGATCTAGACAGTTGGGCGCACTGTGCTATTCTTGGATCATGAAGAGCACAGACAAGCCGAAGTGCATGGTTAACGGAGGCAATATGACAATCACTTCTTGGTCCGGTACGCCGTATAGCGATTCGATCAGCCCATTCGCAACCTTGCAAGATGCCCACTTTAAGACCTTCAACGCAGCCGAAAGCCAGACTGCAAAACGTGCTCGTAGCCAGTACTTGCGCGGCCTTCGGCTTCTTGAATCGGCATTTAACTACCTCCACGAACAGGAGGTTTAGAGGCCGACTATGAAGGAACTGACAGCATGAGCCAAGAGAGCTAATGACAAAGAAAGCAAGTCATCTTCACGCGCTCTGAATTGCGCTTGAAGAAGGAGGCAAAATGACTGGACAATGCTATCAATGCGCTGCCGGAGAGCATCACGAGTGCTACGGCACAAGCTGCACCTGCTGCGGTCCGCGCAATGCTGCGCACCAGCAAGCAGTCAACGAGTTGGAAGTCTTGATCCGAGAGAGCCTGAAAAGGGGGAAACGGTAATGGAAAAGGAAAGCGTAATCAGTCTACTGCGCAAACTGATGGCACAGGCAGACGGCGAGAAAGCAGTCGGCAATCTGGCTGCTGCTGAAGCCTTCGCAGCCAAAGCCCAAGAGTTGCTGCTCAAGCACAAGCTGGAGATGAGCGACGTGGAGATTGCTGCGGAAGAGATGAACGAGCCTGTCCTTGGCGAAGTGATTTGCGCTGATGAGATGATGGACGCCAAGTACAATTACAACCGTCAGAAATCTGACATCTGGGTTTCGACACTGCTCAACGCTTGCGCGAAAGCGAACTTCTGCAAAGTGCTGACGCACCGCGGCGGCAAGAATATGATGACCATTGTCGGACGCGCCTCTGACCGTGCAGCCGCTTCGGCTCTGTTCGTGTACCTGAGCAAAGCCTGCATCGAGATGGCACCCCGTGAAGCAGATATGAACGGCGCCTATGAGAAGATCGAGCGCCGTACTTGGATTAGCAGTTTCAAGCTGGGCTACGCTGGCGCCATCTACCACAGACTTGACAGCAAGCGCGACCAGCTCAAAGCTGGGCTCGCTCTGCAAAGCAACAGCACAGCGCTGACGCGCATTGACCAGATGGAAAAAGCGGTCGAAGAGAAGTTCGAAGAGTTGTTCCCTGACACAGTGAAGGCGGGCGGCGGCAGAGCCAGCAACCGCAGCGGCTATCATGCGGGCGGCGCTTACGGATCCAGAATCGGAATCAACGGCACAAAGCGCCTCGGCGGGCAAGTGAGTGCCGGCGCAGCTGGTGGTAGAATCAACATCTTCGGGAGGTAGACTACTATAACAACTGCGTGAAGGGCGGCAAGTGCTCGCCCCGTGAAGTGTAACAAGAAGGAACAAAAGCGCTCTGCTTCGGCAGAGCGTTTTCTTTTGCTCATCACTTAGCGTCTGCCCAGTTATTTCCCACATCGCCTGAAGTCATCACAGGGATTTCCAGCTTCATCGCGTTTTCCATGATGTGCTTCACTTCTTGGCGAGACTTCTCGCCGCGCTCGCTCGGCACGAAGGACCCGTTCAATTCATCGTGCACTGTCAGTACGCAAGTGATGTCATTGCCAGCGTCGAACACTCCGCTTTCCCACAGCAGCACCATCGCCAGCTTCATCATGTCGGCAGCGCTGCCTTGCAGTTTCTTGTTAAGCGCCTTGTGGGTGCCAGTTACTTTGATTTTCGTGCCCCACTTTGCCAGCGCCTCTTCATACGGCAGCGCAGGCTCTTTCGGAGCGCCCTTCGGAGTGTAGCGCGGCTCCCACAGATTGAAGCGCCCGCGTCGGCTCAGAATGGTCGTGATGAACTCATGCTTTTCGGCATCACTCACGCACAACTTGTTCAGCGCTCTGATGTACGGCGCGGCCTCGTGGTACTGCTTCATAATCACGAGTGCTTCAGCAGTGGGAGAGCCGTCAGGGTTGGTCATGCCCAACTGGTTCGCCAGCTTCGCTTCACCCATGCCGTACACCATGCCGAAGTTCAAGTTCTTGGCAGGCTTGCGGAGTTGCTTCAGTTTCTTCTTGAAGACCTCTTCGGTGAGGAATCCAGACTTGTACAGCGCCTCAAGTTCATTCCAGCCTTGCGAGCCCGCTGGACCCTTCTGACTGTACATCAGGCGCGAACACATGTCGTGAAAGTCTGTGTTCGGATCCTTGAGGTAGAGCGCCTGTGGCACTTCAAAGCCTTGGCACTTGTTCACGATTGCATAGTGAACGAGAAAGCGGTATTCAACCTGGCTGTAATCCTGACTCCACCACTGCGCTCCCTCATCAGCTACGAACATCGAGCGGCACAGCGGTCCGATGAACTCATCCCGCGTTGGGATGTTCTGAAGATTTGGATTGGATCCAGAGAATCGTCCTGTGATTGTGCCCTGTGACTTCTCGTGCTCTTCTTTCTTCTTGCGCAGCGGGTGGAATTCACAGTGCACGCGATCACCGATGGCGCAGTCACCGATGTATCCTTCTACGAAAGTGCCGCGGGCTTTCTCAGCAATGTTGGCTTCGAGAATGTCATCCGAAATGTCGTGTGTGCAGCCT